AGGTGACTAATGGGAATCTACCAGGCATATAGCCAGTGCAATCGTCTATCTTAATATCATAATCATATTCAGCGCCCCATGAAAAGGGGCAATCGATACATCTCATCGCTTTTCATCCCTCTCTATTATTTAGGTATCAAGTTAAGTTCTTTGTAAAGAGGGCAATACTGGTTGCGCTTTCCGAAGTATACGCCGATTAATAAGATAGTAATATACAGCGGTATATTCAGTAGAGCTGCCGGATAGTGCATCTCATCATCGAGTTGTGTTACCGCTAACAATTTTCCTGGCGGCTCGTTGTACAATATCCAATAGTGGTTTATCGTGCCCAGGATTGATAGCGGGACAAAGATAATCCCAAAGCCAATCATCAGAGCACATGCAACTCCTAATGCCTTCTTTATCACGTTCATGTTTCATCTCAATTAATTGTTAATGTGTCATTGCAATAGCTTGTGCATGTGTTAGACTATCAAGTATTTTATTTAGATATTTACGATCTTCAACAGACACGCAAATTTTTGAAATATAGTCGCATTTACGTTCAATTTCTTTAATCATTTCTTCTCTTGTCATTGGTGGAATTTCCATCTATAATCATCTCCGTCAATTATTAAGCAAGACCTTTAAGTTCCTTAACGGTCTCGTATTCCCTCATTTTAGTTGTAAGTTCTCCAATTTCCGACTCTAACTTATTTTTCATTTCATAGTACCTGTGGACCTCGTTATTATAATCCTTAATACGCCGGTCGGCAATACGCTTCCAGATAAGGGTTACAATTAATGAGGCAAAGCCACAACCTACTATAAATCCGCTTCCCCACAAGGTTAATCGTTCCATCGTTCGCATCTCCATCAATTGTTAATGTTGCCTCATAATGAATGGCTGGCATTTTCTTGGTGCAAGTCTCATTTCATATGTTAGAAGTTTTTTACCTACCGGCGACTCATTAGGCTTGCCACATTTGTAGCCTTCTAAATGAACATGTACCAAGTTCTGACAGTTTTTGCACCTGGTCCGGGTATCCGGCTCAAGATTGATTATTATTGTCGGCATGATTCATCCCCATCTATTCTTTAAATTCAAACTTATCTTGTAGTTTAAGCCCAGGATTGCACTCTTCAAATTCTTTTAAAGTCTCTTCGCTTCTAAAATTAGCGAAGAGGATCGTATTGGTGCTTTCAAATGTAGCATGTATCATCGTATTCCATCCCAATCTATTACTGTTTTAACCACTTATCTGCTGAACATTCTCTCAAGTCGCATTTTACAGACTTTTCGTAATTTATATACATGTAAGAGCGAAGATCGGTCTATATGTTCTTTTCACAGCGCCAATATTGATTGCCGCTACAATCTCTGCCAGCGTCCTTACAATGGATACACCAATAACAATTTTCGCGCACTGGGTTAAATGTTAAAGCTCTGATCAATCCTTTTATACTCATGTCTTTTCATCCCATCAGATTCGCTTCGTACATACCATATCGTTTAATTCGGTGTTCCTTGCCCAACTAATTGAACAGTAAGATCCAAAGTTACTTTCTATCTTAGCATGTTTGCATCTAACTTTTAATACCGGGCAAAGAGCGACCGATATTAACAAGCCACAATGCGGACATGTTTTAGTTGCTTTTCCCATAGTGTAAACCTCTTTATCGTATTAGATTAATCATGCAGGTACTAATTCCTGATATTCTTTGCAGAGTATGCTGTCTATCAGCCTCTTTAAGTTCTTTACAGATTCCCTTTTGCCGGTCATCATGATATCCTGGTATTTAGCGGTCCCAACTCCGAAAAATAAACCATCGGATTCGACCCATATTTCAAAACCACGATAATTAATATCTAACATCATTCTCGCCATTGTGTCAGCCTCTTTATCGTTCCATATTCGCACGTTAGACTTCTTCATCGCTAACCATTAATGTTTCAATCCCATCAATTGTTTTTAGAGCCTTGATGACTTTTTCTCTAATTTTGCTGACTTTAATTACATCAGTATCATATGCGATCCTGATTGTGTCGATGTAAATTCCCATGTTCTTTGCCATCTCTATTCCTCGAATCGTGTAATATTCGCACGTTATTGATCTTTTCCGTTTATCATACGGACAACGCCATCAATAAGTTGGTCTTCCTTTGATTTATGGATCAATACAATCGGCACAAACTTGTTACCGTTCTCAATGTTATTTAATCCGAGATTGCCTAAGCTTTTTGTTTTCCATAAACCACCATCAATAGCGACCGGGACGCGATACAGATCGGTTTTTTGCGAAGGAGCATATACCATACCATGTATCCCAGGACACATTAGGACTCCTTTATATCCGTCATTCTTTGCCGCTTCTAACCACTTGATTATTTCATCAATTGAATATACGAACGTTTCAGTCATTTCTATCCCTCGAATTACCTTAGATTACTACGTTGTAACTTTATTTGCTCGCGCTTCGATTTTATCGCACCACTCTATGACAGCTTCTTCTGCCGCGCTCTTACGCATCCCGCGTTTCTGACAGGAAGCTAAAGAGACACATTTTCTAAAGCGTTCATCGACTTCTTTGCTAATTGTAATTGTTGCATTTGTCATAATTACTCTATTTACTACATTAAGAGTAATTGATATTATAGTTTTCGGTCTCAATTAGTGTACTTAATGATAGGCTGACAATATGACAAGGTATTAATATCAAGAAAACAACTATTTGAGAGGATGACGGAAAATCTCTTCATTTACTACCGAGTGAGCACGAAGGACCAGGCCGATAAAGGCACCGAAGAGAATCAAGAGAAAAGCATCAAAGATTTTTTAAAAGAGAAAGACATTAAGATCGTCGAAGAATTTAAAGACCTTGGAATAAGTGGAGCTTCTAACGAGAGGCCTGGCTTTAATGCCATGATAGGCCGCATAGATGAAGTCGATGGAATAGCTGTTTATGATCCCGACCGATTATCAAGAGAATATGAGGCCGGATTAAAACTCATGTTCGAGCTGAAACATAAAGGCAAAAAACTATATTGCTCTCGTACCGGAACAATTACAGACTTTTCAAGCGATGACGATCAGCTTATTCATACTATTAAGACCTGGGTAAGCGCACAGGAACGTAAGAAGATTAAGGCCCGTCAGGCTGACGGCATTGCTCGTTATATCAAAAATAATGAAAGATGGGGACCAAAACGTAAAGAGATCAATTGGAAAAAATTTGATGAATATATTGAACACGAAGTATCAATAGCTGCAATTGCCAGGATATTTGAGATAAGCGAAGCTACAATGTGGCGGAGAATAAAGGAGCGTAATAAAAAGTGACCGAACAATACATCTATTTCATCCATAATAAAGATCGCGGCCTAATTAAGATTGGGATATCTTATGCTTTAGAAAGAAGATTAAACAATCTAAAGCTTATGGAGCATACCGATAATTTAGAAGTACTATTATTACTTCGAGGATTTCCAACGAATACCGAAGCAAAATTACATAATATGTTTGCAGACCTTCGGGTTCGTGATGAATGGTTCAAAGCAGATGATAGATTAATGGACTTTATTAATCGGGCCAGGCAAGACGGCGAGATTATTGATTTTGGCAAATCAATGCGGCTTTTCTGCGAGATTGAAGAATCGATAGATAAATTATTTCACAACACCGAATGTAGAAAATACAAAGAGGTTTATACTAAAGCACCAAAGGATTACCTATCAATAGAAGAAATGGATAAGCTTTTTGAAATAACTAAGATTTACAAAGACTGGTATGAAGAACTTTTGTTTATTTACCATACTGGCTCAACGGTAAGCGAAATGGTGAATATAACAAAAAATAATATAGATATTGAAACCGGCACAATTCATTTTACGGGTTATAAAGTAAAAGACAGAGATATTCCAATAGATGAAGAGTTAAAGCCTTTATTGGTTGAAATGTTAAAACGACATGGTAATAAACTATTTGCCTATCGTGCTGCAACTTTCCAGAGTCATTTTAGACAATTATCAGCTATAGCCGATCTTGGAAGAGAGATTACCCCAATGACGATTAGATTTACTTATGGTAATAGACTTTTAAAAAAGTATTCTCCAAAAGAAGTACAGAGAATAATGGGTTATACTAATCTTAATTCCATATCTGATTTATTTGATTAGAGTTACAACGTCATCAATTTTAGAGATGAATTGTACCAACCGGATAAGTTTGGCTTAGATACTACTTTTTAGAGAAAGAGCCAATTATTTATTATTATAATAATCAATTACTGTACACATATGTATTACATTGTAAGCGTTAAGTATATATGTGTATACTGTGTATAGATTAGTAATACAATATGTTGAAATGTGATGAAGGTACATACAATGCTTGAGGCAATACCGTTGACAAAAGAATACAAACCAATCAGGACCGGCACAGATACCCATAAGCGCCTTGAGAAGTATGGCAAGGTATCTGACAGCTACGAAGACGCTATAATCCGGCTCATGGACTTTGTCGATAAGCATTGGGACGAATATCGTAAGAAGATGGAGGCAGATTAATGTCTGACGATTACGATGATGCAATAAAAGATTTTAAAATTGCTAAAGTAGAATTAGCGGGAGCTTGGCATAGATTACTAATTAGTTTATTGTCATTAATATTTAATTTAAGCGGCATTGTTATTTTACTTTATGGGCTATTCGCTCAAAATTTGTATATTGAAATTGTTGGGGGATTAATTTGTATATTGTCATATATAGATTATAAATTTAAACAATTAGAGGGCTGATAAAATGTTTAAAGAATTAAAAGTAGATTATTGGGTATTAATAGCTATAGTATTTTCAACTTCCCTCGGTTTAATCTTTGGTATTCCTATTGGGGTATATGCTGAAAAATATGATATGCCTGCTTTAAGCAATAATGGTTTGAATATAGCTATGATTATGCTACTTAGTAGTATTGGTATGTTGATTATAATTTATTTAAAAGAAAAATTCGGCTTATTTAAAAACGATACATACGACGATAAGACAAATTAAAAACGTCGGGGCAGCTTCGGGAGAGCTGCCCCATAAAACTAATAGGTGATTTAAATGGCATGTGAACTTAGCAAAATTCCAAAAAAGCAAAGAGAATTCTTTGATATGACAAAATGTCCTGATTGTGGACGAATACAGTCAAACAAAAAAGCTGGGGATTATTGTGATAATCCAGATTGCGAAAGCGAAGTAGAGATATGTTGTCATAAAGGAAGTCCTAAAGACGGAATGCTAATGTGGTCTAATCCAAATTGGAGCTAAATCACAGAGATGTTAACTATAAAACTAAACTATTGCGGTCATAAGCCAGTAATGGCCTATGATGGTGGATAATCTCAGGTCCATCACCTCCAAAGTCCAGCTCCACGGATTGACGCGCGATTTAGGGGAAGCCCCTGGACTTCTAATAATACAATGTGAATAATCTAAAAATGAGTTGGTGAAATAATGTCTGAAAATAATTCTAAATCAAATGTATCGTTTTGGAATAAACCTATAAAAAACATATATCTTAAATGGGTTACTCGCCACTGCGTAGAATTTATATTTTGGGCTATGGGTATAATTATAGTACTTTCTGTAGCAACGGCTATGGGGAAATCGACTAATACTATCGATTTTAGCAATGAACAAATTTTCGACTTCCTAGGATTAGCTTTAGGATTGATCTGTATTGCTACAGCGTTTATTCTTGGTAAACAGAATGAAATTCTATCTGAGATTGACATGATAAAGCATTAACGTAAGCATCCGAGAGAATAAACCATGAGCATTAACATGAACTATAAATGGGCAATGGCAGACAGCAACACGTTTGACATAGGGCCAATTAGAAAACTTATAGAACGTGAAATGCTCACGGATGAACTATGGATAGATCCGTTTGCCAATAAAAACAAGCTGGCAAAAATAACGAACGACATCAACCCGAAGTATGATACAACTTATCATATGGATGCTTTGGACTTTCTAAAGACATTCAAGGATAACAGTGTATCCGGGGTTTTATACGATCCGCCATACAGCGAACGCCAGATAAACGAATGCTATGAAAGTTTTGGCCTCGATAAGCATGTTACAAATAGCGGTTACTGGTCGGAACTCCGGGACGAAATATCCCGGATTATCGCTCCCGCAGGTAAATGTATTAGCTGCGGGTGGAATAGCGTTGGTGTAGGCAGCAACAGGGGATTTAAGAAAACAAACCTTCTGCTTGTTTGTCATGGTGGAATGCACTACGACACAATCGTAACGGTCGAGGTTAAAGTAAATGGGTCGTTACTTGATTTGTGTTTTGAAGATGATAATGTAGCTACGGAGTTAATCTAACCGGATGTGGCGAAATGTTGAGTAAAAGATACCAAATAGATTTTACTTGTATTGAGAAAACAAACGGAGATTTTAATAAATTCTCCAAAGAATTGGTTAAAGCAGCAAAACGGTTAGGAAAAAAACACGGTGTATCAGTCGCTTATGGCGAGGACTCGTTTATGGTTGATGAAAACAATATTCCGATTACCCGTGCGTATTGATGCGCTTAGTTAGTAATATAACAGTATTAGAGGAATAACATGCGGACATATAAATTATTATTCTTAAAAGAACGCGCTAGATAGAATTTGCCGAAATTGCGGGTTAAAAGAACGTTATAATTCCGATTGAATCATCCAAAGGAATGGTGAGCGTAGATGTGTAGGGGTTGTTTGTTCTGGTTCACAGACAAGATAGAAGGTCATACTCAATGTGTACGGGACTTATTTAAAGAATCAAGCCGCGTCTACTCTTGTGATCAATATGATTTGTATTATGTTAGAGAGATGAAAATGTATCGTTAGAATCTGGAGAGATACGATGGAAATGAATATAGTATATGCTGATGACGACGCGAAAAAACAAAAACTGGTAGACTATGTGAAAGAGCATCCTGGAGTGCCTGCTTACCAGATATTAAAAGATTTGTGTCTATGTAACAGGGTTTATCATTATCTTTTAAAAGACCTGTTAAGTTCTGGACAAATTACGCTTGTAAAAGGTCAGCGCGGAGCATTATATCATTATTGTAATTAGGCTATATGGAGATATTTATAAATGGATTTTAAAAAAACTCTTGGCATGATGAAGCAGCAGTATAATCGTGGCAGTAGTTGGATAGGTATACTGTTGTCTTTTGGTATTATAACGGCTAACATTAAATTGTTTGAGGGTTTTATAATGCCTATAATTCCTTCTGGCATTCCTTTTCAGTGGACTTATCCGTTTGCTATTATGTTGTATGTTTTTGGTTGTTATATTATTGGTATTATCGATGAGCATTGGGGTATTTGGGGCCATGAGAATAATTATGTTTGGGCTAAGTCGGTTTCTCCGATGAGCCGTGAGATGTTCGATGATATTAAAGACATCAAGGAGATGGTGAAAAATGGTCGGTAGCGTGTATCCTGGCGGGTATATGCGTATGCATAATACCATTAAAAAATATGAGGGCACTAATTATCTTAACAGTTTTGTTCCGACAAAAAAATGGATAAGGGAAGAGTTGCCTGCGGACTCGTTGGTCCTAGATTATGGTTGCGGTAACGGCAGTCTCGGAGATACGGGAGAGTTGCTTGTACAATCGTTTGGTTGTTCTCCGAAGTTTTTGAATATTATGGGATTTGACGATTTTGACAAGTCAAACCCGAAGGCGGTTTATCATGATCAGAGTGAGGTTCACGGGGTTTTTAATTATGTTGTTGCTTCAAACTTGATTGAGCATTATCAGCCTCTTGAAGTTCGAGAGCTTTTAAACTGGTTTTACACTCACACAACTCACGGACTTTATATTATTATTCCGAATAGCAGTAACCCGTTTTTAAACTTTTGGTGTGATAGCACTCATGTTCGTCCGTATGATATTCCAGAGTTGTATTATTGGGCGGAGCAGGCCGGGTTTACGGTGAAAAAGGTTGTGCGTAGTGGCTTGCCTAATATTCGTTGGTATAGCCTATTTTTTAGGCTGGTCTTTGGCAAGTTGTTGTGTTTTAGTCCGTTCGATGATTTTGTGGTAGTATGCAGCAGATAAGTTTTATGACCTGGTTTCCAGGGTATGAGCCGGTCCATGTGGCTAAAGACGTTGGAATGATCCCCCGGCTATTAACCGAAAAATACGGGGTGTCGTCAAAAGTAGTGGACGATTCAATTATAGAATTGGCTTTTCGTTTTCTTAGCGGCGAACGCTATGACGTGTTCCAGGTCTACCATTACACTTATCGGTCGCTGCTAGGCGGATTATTATACCGTATTTTTAATCATAATGGCAAGCTATATATGAAGCTCGATACTGATTGTGTTGACACGGATAACCTGTTAAGCGTTTCCAGACTTTTATTTAAGTTGTCTCATTATAATATAGTGTCCGGTGAGCACGAATATATCAGGACGTTCAAAGGCCAGAACGTCTTATTTCTACCAGGATTCGTAGATGTTCCCGCGCTCGTATCTGTCAAGGAAGACTTGATCATCCATGCGGGCAGGCTTGGCATACCGGAAAAAGACAGCATCAGGGCTTTACAATTGTTCGATGGTCTACGTAAACGTTATCCGTCGTGGCGGCTGGTTTTGGCCGGATGCATGACCCCGGAATTTCGTAAGCACCTAGAATTATATTACCCGGATAGTATGGGCGGAAGCCTTTACGTATTAGGGACGATGGGCCGGGAATACCTGTTTGAGTGGATGGCCCGGTCGAAGATCGTGTTGTCTACTAACCGGTCGGAGAGCTTTGGCTATGCGGTCGTTGAGGCTATGAGTCTTGGTTGTGTCCCGGTGACTACAGATCTGCCTGCGTACCGTGAGCATACTGATAATGGTCGTTATGGGTTTTTGGATTTGGACCTTGAAAAAGCTATAAACATGGACTTGTCGGCTATGGCGGTCGATGGCAGCCGGTATGTTCGTGGACGGTATAGCCCCAATAACATTGAGAGATTGTGGGAGTTGATACGATGACCCGCGTATTGCTCGTTAACCCCTCTGGCACGGAGCAGGACGGATTTACCAACCCGCCATTGAACCTCTTGTATCTTGCAGGAACGCTGTTAAAACACGGGATAGAAGTCCGGGTATTAGATGCTTGTATTGACAAAGCCGACAGCGTAGAACGCATTATACGAAGCTGGAAACCGGCTATTATAGGCGTTTCTTGTCTCACGCCGAGGCGTCACTATGCCTACGATGTGTGCAGACTCGCAAAAAAAATAGATCCTAAAATACGGACAGTGATCGGCGGAGCACACGCCACAATCATGCACCAACAAATAGCGGAAAACTACCCGTTTATCGATCATATCGTCAGGGGCGAAGGCGAAAACATCTTTCTTGATATCGCAACTGGAAAAGAAACCCGGCGTGTACCGCCAATGCAATACGTTGACGACCTCGACGAGATACCGTTTCCAGCGTGGCATCTCATAGACCTTTCAAAGTATCCGGCAATAGGCAACGGCGTATATAACGGAGTGGACTTATCAAAGCATCCGCGTATTAGCGTTATTTTTTCGCGGGGCTGTGTCGGACGGTGTTCATTCTGTTCTACCTGGTGGGTATGGCGTGGTTACCGGCACAGGTCTGCTGTGAATATGGCTGACGAGATGCAACAGTTGTACGATATAGGAGTTAGACATTTTGCGTTTGCTGATGATTCGCTCACAGTAGATAAACAGGCTACGATGGAGTTATGCGGCGAAATAATACGCCGTGGCTTAAAGATCGCTTTTCATGTGACTACGAGGACGGACGCGGTAGACTTAGAATTACTCTTGAAACTCAAACGTGCCGGTTGCTACGAGATAGCGTATGGCATAGAGACCGGTTCGCAAAACCTGTTAGCAGCTATGGGAAAAGAAAACGATATCAACACAAACCTAAAGGCTATTTGGCTTACCAGACAGGCGGGTATACAGTCAACTGCGCTGCTCATCGTGGGTGGCATGGGCGAAACCTGGGATACGATAAGAGAAACTAGACAGTTCATAAAACAGGCACGGCCAGATAGTATAGGTGCTGTAGGCGGATTATGGGTGCTACCAGGCACAGAGGTATACCGGCAATGCAAAACTAAAGGATTTATATCAGACGATTATTGGCTTGGTGAACAGCCTTTTATGGTTTACACATTTGAGCACTCGATAAAAGAGATCAATCGTATGCTGCAATACGTGAACAGAAAAAGCCCTGTAGAACGGATATTAAAATATTTTGTTTAAGGTTTAAGGTGATAAAAATGATTACTGACCAGTTTGACAAGTATCACGAATGGTATTACCAAAACGTGACTGAAAAAGTAAAATATTTGGGGATACAGACACTAAAAAACGTGTCCGACCTCTGGAACTACCAGGAGATACTACACCAGCTAAAACCCGCAGTCATAATCGAGTTTGGCTCTTACCAGGGCGGAAGCATTCTGTATCTTAAGGACATGGCAAAACAATCATATGCGCTTACCGTGGACATAAACCATGTTCCAGACCGGAACAAACGCGAAGACATAGAATACATGGTAGCCGATAGCACCAGTAACAAAGTAACTAACAAGATCTATGATATCCGTAAAAACCATCCTGGCACAGCATTCTTTATTCTTGATAGCTGCCACGAAAAACGGCATGTACTCAACGAACTGATCGGCATACGCCAAGTAACAAAACCCGGCGATTACATAATCGTAGAAGACACCAACATAAACGGGCACCCGGTCAATCTGGCACACGGACCAGGGCCCTACGAGGCATTACAAGAGTACATGTTAATGTACCCCGGCGATTACCACAGGGACATTGACCGAGAACAAAAATTCGGATTCACATTCGCAGCATACCTGATCAGACTATCCGAGGGCACCAATGGATAAGATCGTAGTAAACGAACGCGACCTGATAATCGGCTTTATCATGGGCTATCTGGTCGCAGTATTTGCATATTATCTAAACGGATATTAGGAGTAAAGTATATGGTTGATTGTAACACGCGGATAGGCGATTTGTCGCCAATAGGCATAATGGAATTGCTAATAAAGTCTGGCTATGATCCTAACATGATCTTAGGATTTTATGAGCAGGCTCTTAAGAACGTGATGGCGGAAGAGAAGGTTGTAAAGCATCTTAAATCATCCAGGTGAAAGGTTACGAAGATAACAATAAAACATTTTAAAACATTTTTTAAAATAATAGCGGTTTATAATATCTGGTGCGGATTAGCTTGTCTTGTGTTTTTAATTGCATTTCCATTAATAGCTAAACAGGATCTAAGTGAATTCGGAATGCTCGGAGAATTATATAAATTAATTGCTAATATGCTTTTGATTAATTATCCGTTATCTTGTATTTGTTTGGGATGGGTAACTTACAAAAATTTGTTATCAGGAATTACGGGGTTAATGTCTATTAAAGCAATTTAGTTAAAATATTAGAGGTGAAAAGATGGGGAAAATAACTGTGAGCGAGCGCGATTTGATGATTGGCTTTATATTAGGGTTTGCTGTCGCGTTTTTAGCATTTTCTTTAAATGGGTGTTGGTGATCTTATGGAAAGTCTTGAAATGACATTGGTATTAATTTTGGTCGGATTAATAATATCGTGTTCGTCTATGTTTTGGGTTTTGGAAAATCTTGATTAAGCGTTGGAAGTGGTATTATATTTGATAAGCTTAAGGAATTTGATGGCAAATATTTAGTTTATTATTTGGCGGCGGCTTCGTTTCTTTTTACAATTTTATTGATGTATCGAAGTCCGATAACCGGGGATACTGCGGGAGTCGGTATTAGTGCGTTGGCATTGAGTGTTGACCCGTTTTTACATAATCTTTGTTATCCGATCACCGACCCGTATATTTTAGATTTGTCTATCGGGATTCCTTTGCAGCTCATCAGCGGTTTTAACCCATTGGTTTTAAAGCTCACCGGTTATTTGTTTTTCCTGTTCCTCATCATTGTACTCTCATATCTCGTATATTGGGCCACGAATGATAAGCTTAAATCAGTTGTTTTACCGGTATTAGTTGTCTGTCTTGGGGCGCACACTCAAATCTTTTTAATGTTGCCTTTATTCCACTTTTTGACGATTAGCATAAGCTTATTGTATTTGGCGTACTTCTATGATCTAAACAGGCCGTTTAAAAGCATATTTTTGCCATTGTTGTTTAGTTTTGTCGTAGCTTATAGCGACCTTGTATTCTTAGCGTTTTTCTTGATCCCATATACCGTTTGGATAGTATATACCTGGAAAACCAGAAACAATAATGCTAAACCTATAATGGTGCTTGCAGGATTTTATTTTTTGGCAGCCTTATCGTATGTGGTAAAGCTTGTAATCGGCGGCTATTCGTTAAAAAGCAATGTTTTAAACCCGATATCAACATATCCTGATAATATTCAAAACATTTTGGGAAACCTACTAGGCAATCTGATAATGCTGTATAGTGCAAGGCCAAATATTATCAGCGGCATTTTATTTGTAGTTTGGGCGCTTGCCGTTATTTATCTATTGTCAAGGCTTGATTACAAGATATTCAAGAATGGCAAGCCTAATTATATCGTTGTGTCTATGCTTGTCGTGTGCTTTTGCGTTGTAGCCGGGTTTTTGGTATTTGAGACTTTGACCTATGGGCGATTCATTATTTTTATAACGATCTCGCTCCTGGTACTCGCCTGCATAGCGTTTCCAAAAATAGATTTAAAGATACGCGGGGCATTAATATTGATATTATCAGTATCGTTGATCTTTAATATCGGATATATGATAAACGTCGAAGACATAAACAAACATCATTACGAGCTTATAAATGTATTAAAAGAAAACAACTTATCATATGGATTTGCCGACTTCGAGGATGCGGGACCAATAACATATCTGTCATCAGGCAAGATCATAGTTGTTAATTGTAATAACAAGCCAGATACAGTCGAAAGGCTTCCGTGGCTCACAGAAAATAAATGGTATCGGGCTAATGCAAGCGGGTTTATTTTGCAATACAAAAACGATAGTCAACCGTTTTTTGAGTTGTATCGGCCAACAAATACTATATCTGTTGGCGAATACCAGATACAAGTGTATGATAATTTGCCGATATAACTTTTTTAGAATAATCCTTTAAGTCGTTTTAATGCGCTCGACACATTGCCGTTTTTAGTTCTTCCGCGCCCACTTTTAGCTTTGTGATTTTTAGCGCCAAGGTGGAACTTAGATTTTGGTTTGCCAGCATACTTTTTTCGCTGTGCTTGTAACATGGCCCGCTCGCCTTCGCGCATAGTTAGGCCGTGTTCCTTTACTTCCCATCCCCACGATTCTTTTGATTCGTGCCGGAGATCCGCAGCGGTTAAACGGCCTGACTTTTCACGCTCCCAATGTGAATCCCGCTTCATAAAAGGTTACTATCTAACCTATTGTATTTAAGAGTATTGTAATCCTTCAGGCGATGTTAGCCCGATCATCAAAGTCCAGAATATCCACAATGAGATTACTACTGGAAAGGCAGATTGTCCCATTATTCCGCTGATACCTGCTAAAACAAATATTGCTATGGATCCTAAAGTTGTTAATATAATACATTGAATATCGCTATTACTCATGACTTAAGACCCCAAATAGTTCTAAATCTCGTTTTGGCCTACAATCAATTTTCTCTTAATGTCTAATAGTACTCCTATTGTCAACTTACATGTAGCGCCACCTGCCCCCTGGATGAGTTGATTTGGAAATTACACTTTATTCATTTAAGCGGGCAGGTGGCAAACTTACTTTACTTACCTTTATTATATCTATACGTTATTTGTTTTTCTAATTTCTCCAACATACTGCTTACTAGTTCCTAAATCTCTTGCTATCTGTGCGTTATACACCTTTTCGCCTCTCTCTTTATACTCCATTACTTTATCTATGATTCTATGTTCAAGAGTACCGGAGGTAGTATAGGTATTTTGTTCTTTAGCAGACTCGTCGTCCATACGTCTAAGTTTCTCTGCCTCATCATCTCTAAGCGTGTCAACATACGCCCCCAGGTCGTTAGAAGGTGGGAAGCACAGTATATTACTTAGCACTATGTGATTGTTGTTTTCTATAAGTTTAATACGCGGATACTTGATCTCATCAGTAATCCCGTCCTTATATACTCCGCGCAGGTCGCCGATTCTCACGCCTTTGTTATCACCAAATAAGTTATCGTATCTGGTGTCGTCTTTCATCTTGATAACATAGTTAAAGTTCCTGCGTTCTCTGATGTCAATAAGGCTACCTTCAACAGTAGTACCTATAATGACAGCTCTTAGATTACGTATTGTGATCCAGACATGACTTGTCTTAATATTCTTCTTTGTCTGATGCTCTCTCGCATCAGATGAAATACTCATATCGTCAAGCAAGACAACGCAGCTTTTAGGACGTTTAGCATTAAGACACTTCAAAGTCTTTTCAGAACTAATAGAAGCAATATCACGCTCCCAATCAAAAATATCATATAGGCTTCTGGTGCGCTGCGCTTCGTGTATCGCATACATTACGCCTTCTGCAAGTCCTGTCGCCGCCTTTGTTTTACCATGTCCCTTATTACCTACAAAGAGGACAGCAGCATCTTTATTTTTCAATCCGGTAACTCTTTCGGCAAGATGTTTAGCAAGATTAAAAGGGGTAGGGCATAAGTATTCTATATGAAAAAGGTCTTTTTCAAATACGCTTTCAGGTTCAGGGACGTATCCTGGCAGCGGGTTATATTGGATGTACTCAAAGGGAGATTCTTCAATACTCATCATTACTGTTCAACCTCTTCAAGCTCCGGCTGTAAGCACTCTACCTTTACGCAAGGCGGTATCCATGTCACTGCTGTTTTACATAAAAACCCGTCGCCGCTTGTCTTTTTATTATATAGTTCGAGAGCTTCAAATGCAAGACGATCCCACATAATATTTCGTGCCGCCTCATCCCTGGTGAACTTTCCGCCTGTCGTATCAGTAGTCATCTCGTCCTGTGCTTCATCATAATATTTTTGCTTGTTCTTCTTGATGAAGATGTGGGCAGCTTTTCCGAGACAAGCGCCTATAATACTTCTTGCTTGCATTTCAAAAGCCGCATTATCAGCACTTTCCCCGGCAAGATTATTAGAAAGGTTTTGATACATCTGATAAATGGTCTGCGGCCACGTAGAGCCACTATTAGGAAGCCAGCCCGCGCCAGTAGAAAGGATACTTCTTTGCAAATCAACCATAATATCACCAAACCTATTTTAAAATACCGGAGAACAATAACAGGCGGTCGTGTTCACTATAAAGTCTCAAAGCCTCTTGTTGTGCTTCGGCAACCTGATCTATACCTTTGCCGACTTTAAGATTCTCATATTTCAAACCTATAAAAGTTTTAAGTTTAACGATATGCTCTTGAAGCTTCTCGTTTTCGGTCTTAGCTTTTTTATCCCCGTCAGCAACCGGTTTTTCTGTTTTCGGTATTTTGATGTTAAGATAATTATCTGACAGTCCAGCAAGTTCGCTGCATTTCATCTGACATCTATGCATAAGGTCCGGGCTATAGGGGCTAAAAGCAAACTCGTTTGCCGCATCATTAAATTCTTTTAGTTTAAAATAGATGTCGTCAGCCCTGTTTGTAATGGGCTTTTCTAATTGTCCCTGAAACAAGGCTTACCACCTGGAACGTTTAGACTTGCCACCGCCAAGAGATAACAATTTAGAATAGTTGCCAACGGCGACAAAACCCGCTCCTGCAAATGCAAGGATACTAAAAATGCCGAGGAATCCGCCGACGCCCATACTAAGCGCATAAGTCATTTGCAAACCCGCTATTTTCATGCCATCGCCGCTCTGTTCTGCGGTGCTCATTGTGCCGACCCATAAGATCGTTGCAATGCCAAACATCAAACCGAGTATGATATAAATTGCTATTCCGCCACTTTTATTTTTGGTCATAATAAGCCACTGCCGATTTTTGCTTTTTATTACAAAATTATATATACTCTAACTGCATATTAATCTTTTGTAGCACTTGCGGTTATACTGCAAGCATGACCCGGTTTAGGAGTGATAAATATGGGTTTTACTAGTCACGCGATCATAGAAGGCATTGTCTGTATGATTATCTTAGCGTTCGGGTCGTTCCTTGCGAACATCTACTTTAACGCACTGCCGGTCAACAACTCTTCGCCGTTCTATTATGTGACGGTTGTGAGCCAGTATTGGCCCTACTTCCTGATCATCAGCATCGTAGCTCTGATTGCCTACGTGTCCTGGCCGACTATTGCCAGCTTCATGTCCCTTTCGGGCGGCGCTCCGGGCGGCAAGCGGGGCCGCTAATTCCAATTTCTTTTTAGGAATTGGGTATTAGCGTGTCGCTGATGAAATGTGGTTGAACGGCACAGCATTGCGGGACGTGCTCTAGCGCTTTTACGGGCGCAAGTCCCGCATTATAACTTTTATTTGATCGTCATGTCTAAGAATTTTAGTCCGGGCCCGCCTGGAGAGACTCCCGCAGAACGGTGGCGCAGGCGAGAGTCGGAGAACAAGCGCCAGAAAACAGAAAGAGAAAACAAAGTAGAAACTAAGGATAATCGTCGTCCGGCATCATCGTCTAATAGTGGCGGCGGGTTTTTCTATAAGCTTGGTCGTGCTGTTACTAATGCGCGTCATCCTGTTAAGGCTTTGAAACATAATTATCGTGAGGGTGAGCGCGAAGGCATGTCCGGTAAGAAGAAGTCTGTTTCTGTTGGCAAGCCCCAAAAATCTCATGGTGATAAGAAGAAGTCTAAGAACGGCAAGGGCACTGGCAGTGGTACTGTTGTACATGTCCATGTAAACGGGACTGGTGGCAATGGTGGCAGCAACAAGAAAAAGCGTCGTAGCGCTGGCGGTGGCGGTGGCGGTGGTTCGCGTAGTGATGGGCCGAATACCGACGATTTTATGAGCTATTTTGAAAACGGTCCTGATGTAGGGGATTTTAGATTTTAAATATTTTTTTACTAGAACAATAAACTTATATATGATATTTGTTATACTATTCATGTAGTAATAGATTACTCTCTTATGGATTAGGGGGGAAGCAGCGTTTTGAAGTTCGTACCTCAAAGACACCCTAGAAAATCTAATGGCCAGTTTAGGAAACGCAAGGGCAGTCATAGGAAGTAGTATGATGTCTAAATTGTTTTTAAATATTGGCAGACGGTACGGATATGTTCTTCATCCGTTTGCCACTTTCAAAAAATATTTTTTGATTGGTTATAATGAAGGTTTGAATCAATCTAGATTAGAGTTAACTACAAAAGAAATGTTATTGGGCGGCTATGAAGAAGGTTCGCGTAATAACTTTTTTGGAGATGTTAAATTTGACTGACCTTGTTCTTACAAGCGACCCTTTTAGTATGGTCATATTTCTTGCGTTAGGTCTTTTTATTACCGGGATAGCGTCAAGTGTTATTCGTGATGATATGAAATATATTTTTTATGCTATTTGTTTTGTTGGTAGCGGATTCTCTTTTCTATGGCTTGCTTACGAGACTGCTATAGAGGTGGTTGAAACGTCTAACGGGGTTAAATTGTTATCTCCGGGGCTTGCCGCCGTATTTGCTATTGTTGGTCTTATGATCTTTGTCGGCACTGCTCTGATATTCTGGTGGAAGCTGAAACAGCCGTTTAACAATTAGATAGGTGAATGATAGTGTCTGTAATGGGTAATTCGAGGCCGCCTAACAAGTTTAGCAAGGCCGAACAGCCCTATTGGGCTAATAAGGAAGACGTGACGGAAAACGATGCTACTAACGATTATCTTGCATTGGTCGAAGAGTGTAATTTTAGCCCCGCTACGGCAAGGTATTTCCGTACTGCAATTATCCGGGCGAGCGGTAACGAGTTGAAGCACAGCAATAGATCTCCTATCGAGTCGATGCAGGAAAAGTACGATTTTACCTTGTGGTTTTTATTTACCGGTAGGATCATGTTGCCACGAGAAGAGCGCGAGCGGGCCGACTTTAACAATATCGGTTGGGGTATTGCGAAGATGTTTAGCGATAACCTTTCCGGTTGTACTAGGGATGAGCATGGGTTTAACCATTTCTTTATGAAATATGCCGAAGTGGTATTTAAACACGAGCTGGCCGATATCCATGATAGCCGTGTTGTTAAAGAGGCGCAGCAGGTCCAGGCTATGCAGCCGGGGACGCGGGGATTTAGTCTTAGAGATGTGCCTATAATCGGTAAGCGTATACCGGGCGGTAACGGTAATACTGGGCGGCAAAACTAAAAAAGGAGCATGATAAAGTATGGTCGATTTTGTGATGATGGGGATATTCGCGGTTATCCTCGTAATAGTATCAGTAGTGGTCTTTGTCATCGCCACACGCAGGGCAAAGGGTAATACGCCGGGCGCGGAGTCGTGGGCGGAAGCACAGGCGAATGATCTACCTATTGTTATCAATGCCGATATGGACGGTGCGGCATTCTTCGAGACTGCAAGCAAAGAACCTGGAGCGCCGATTTTCAACGAAAAAGATCCGTCTAAAATCATTGCGGACCGGGCAACTTATGATACCAGCCCGTTGCAGACTCTTGAAAATCACCGATTCTTACTGAAGGCAAGCGCGAGCGCTAGCACTGAAACTGTCGGAGAAATGCAAGATACTTTGTTGGTTTGCGATGAAGTAAAAAAGAACCCTGAAACCTATCCGTTAATGTCAAGTCTAACCGACAGCGAAATATTAGGGTGCCTGCCCGGTGGTCATGATGACGAGACTCTAAGAAGCCTTATGGGATTCCATTGCCGTGTCGAAAAGAAGTATTTTGACACTGTTCAAAACAAGATGATTGAACGAGATGTAAAGACCATCGAAGAAATGGAGTCTGCCAAAGTAGCCGAATATATGGCGGAGATCAAGCGGTTTAAACTTAACTGCAAATATATACCGCACCGTGACGGTTATGTCGATATTGCCAGGGCGGTTAATGCTACGCAGATGCGGTTTGCCATAAACTTCCTGCAAGCACTTATAAACTATCTGGAAAGCTACTATTCAAAAATGCAACAGCCAATTGAAGACAAGTTCTGGAAAGGCGTAGCACTCGGCGTCATCGGCGGCGGTATAGCGGTATTCGTACTTGGCGGGTTCTTAAAAATATAAGGTGATCATATGAAAATTAATATAAATAATTTATTTGGCAACAAAGTTATAATGCCAATTATTGATGTTATGTCTAATTCGGTATTTGCTTTGTGTTTAGTTATGCTATGTTTTGTTGGATTAAATTCTATTTATAATTCATTTAATTTGACAAATACAAAGTTGTTAAGTTTTGTTGTTAGTAGTTTAACTAGTTGGCTTGTTTTTTTGATTACTTTGTCTTCGGGACTATTTTTAACAACGCTTTTTGCGGGATTATTGAGTAAAAACAATCATATACATATTACGTCTAAATTATATGCTTCGTCTTTTTATTTAACATCAGTTGCAGCAGGGATATGTATTGTAGATTTATTATTTATAGTAATGTGCTATTATAATAATTTACAGTTTTGGGTATTAGGGCTAATAACGGCAATTTTTATATTATACCAGACTGGAAAGAGGTTTTACTCAAATTTTGGCCGTGCCATATTGTATATTGGTAAAAAGTTTTATCGTAAGGCGCGGCGTGAATGGCATGGTAGTGGTGCAAGCGTTAGGAATGCAAACACTTAATATTGGTGAAGCACCATAATATTTTTTAGGATTGGATATATAAATGCCGACATTTGACGCATATTTCCGGTGGCTCGCACACGTAATCGTAATAGCGTTATTATCTGCCGGATTGTATTTCGCCTATAATTTTGCAATTCAGCCGATGTTCAATGCTTTTGTTACCGGTAATTTGGTGTTGAATAAAACTATTGTTGGTATGCAGATTAGCGGCGTTGCCATAATGGTTTTTGCAATCGTGGCCCTGTTTCTTGGAAGTGTCGGCGCTATCCTGGTTGCTAATGCCCGTGCGGAGGTTAACAGTCCGTTTATTGCGATCACGATGGCGGGGAGTATTGTTTGTTGTTTTACGATTTTGAACGCTATGATTATGTACATGTTTCTTGCTGCGGTGGGCGACCCGTTGATTATAACTTATCTCACTGCTTTTCCGCTTCCGGTTGATGGCCCGTTGGCGTTTACTAGTACGGCGGTGACGTGGCTTAATAGTCTGGTGCATTATGCGGCGATCTTTAGCATCGTTTGGGGCTATTACAAGATGTTTGCGGCGAGCGTGAGGATTGAAAGCATTCAGTGGAGCTTATAATAATGGGACTTGTAACATATGTATCGATATTAACGATGTTTTTTATCTTAATTTTGTATGTTTTTTTCGCATATCTTTGTTCTTGTTCTATGGATGGCGTTTACCCGTTGGGGTGGAGCGGAGAAAAACTGTTCACGTTTTTAAACCGGCTAATCCCTGCATATATCGTAGTCACCGCTTTTATGGTTTTTGTATTGTTAATGCTTGGCGAATCGTCCATAATTATTAATGTTCTATGTTTTCCGTTAATCTTCGTATATTTATATAGGTGGAAATTGTATGGCGATTTAAAACGGGCCGGGGTGCCGTTAAAGTGAAAAGCTTAATATAAAGTAATTGCTATAATTGATTGTATAGTAATCGGTTTAGGAGTAATCGTTTACAGATGATTTCAAAATATGATAATTCTGCATTAATAATATTGGGAGCGTGTAGATAATGGCAATGGGTGAAAGTCCTAGCGGCGTAGTAATCTGGCAGGGCCAGGCAATGCCATTATCACAGTATAACGCATCGACCGGGCAGAATGTCGGCGGCGTAAACGTAGTAAGCGGAACGCCTGCCGGTACGACTTCGGGCAGTACAGTTGTTACGACTCCTAGGCCGTCGTCTATTGATATTAACGAAGTCAAATCCAGATATGCCGGCTCATACGGCGGAATAGCCGCGAACTATGCGACAGAAAGCGACCTATATATTGCTGCACGTCAATGGTACGGAGATTCGGTTAATGTGACCGGTAGCCTTCCACGGTCGATTGTAGGCGGCGGAAGCGGCAGAGTCGTTGATAATGCTCCCGGATTCAGCCAGGGCCAGATAACAAACGTTGTGGTCGGCCCCAATAATATTGGAGTATACTTTAATAGTCCAGGCGCGGATATTGGCAGCGGCGCGTCTTTTTCAAACTTATCACCAAACGATCAGCAGGCAGTAATAAACTATGCTGCCGCTAATAACATCAATATATATAATCGGTCAACTTATACGCCGGTAAACCCGGTTTTTACTGTTAACGGTCCTGTCGTAGTTATTCCTGATGTTGGCGGCGACTCGTTTGAGGCTTCGAGGGCGTACCTGTCACAGTTTCCTAGTGGAACGCCTGTTAAGCTTGAAAACAGTCCTACAATCGCTTTTGTCTGGCAGGGCGGTTTGATTAACAGCGGCGGCAGATATTATACGGGCTATGGGCCTGCTACTCCGGGTAATGTGCCGGGCGGTATCACTGGTACAATTACCGGAGTAGTTCAAGGACCAGCAGATACGTATAACGGGCCTGTAATGGTCGGCAATGAAGGGTATGGACAGGGTAATATTATGGCAGTACAGCCCACAGCACCGCAACAGATTACGGCAAACCCGTTCGGCGGACTCCCCGGAGCGGTCACGGCTCAACAGATGAGCACCGGGCGCGGCGGAGCAGCTCCATTATCTAATTACGTTCCTACAAGCGTAACGGCACACCCGATGGACACTGGTTCTTACGGCAGTAGGGGTGTGGCTATGCTATCCGTGGTCCCGTATCTAGGATCTATCCAAAATGCTGCAACTGGATTTGCGGCTGGTGTCGGTTCGGCTATTGGGGGATTATGGAATATTATCCCGACAAATCAAGACCAGATGATGAGAGATCAAGCCAATGCTGCAAACGCTGCACAGGGGGCGGCATGGGCGGCAAGTCCAGATTCTTTTAATCAATATTCACAAAACCGGAGTAAATACAACATGCCGGTAGATCCGGCTAGCCAGGGATACACTCCTGTTAAAGTCGATGTAAAAACTTGGAATGAAGGCAACACCACCTATGAGCAATACCGGACCATCTATCTAAATCCTTCGAATAGCATGGGCGTGATCAGAGAAGTGCGGCCAGACGATCAAAAAATGTATACTGTTGGCGGGTATAATGGCGGCGTAGTATCGTTTAGCGGGCCAATCGAAAGCGCAGCACTAGGATATTATAATTATCTTGGCGACGCGCAGCAAATGGCAACACAAAAATTAGGCAATCTTGCAATTTTCCCTAACATCGTAATGGCTACCGCACAGAGCTTTGCAGCAGTGCCATTAATGACTAGTGCATTTGTGCAAGGCGCCCCGGTTATGCGGAGTCTACAGTTAGAGGTTAACCCGTCAGACGTTAAACAGTACAATACTGCTGATAGCATAATGCAAAGCGGTTTTGTCGGGGCCGTCACTCTTGGATTAGTAGCATATACTCCTACTTTAAAGCAGATGCAGGCCGATTTCCCTAATTTAAGGACGAGTCCGAATTATCAGACATTAACCAGCAAAGCTTTTACTATAAACGAGTTTAGCACTTTAGGACAGGTGAAAACTGCTGTCGTAAATGCTAATGAGTTCAGCACATTAGGACAGGTGCGCGACGTATCTATAAGTGCAGCATACCGTGTTAACAATGCTGCAATCGGTGTCGTACAAACTGTTGATACTGCTAAATCCGTGTTAAACCCGTTTGACAATCAGGGAAGCCAAATAAGATATAATAAAGCTTGGGATAGGTTTCAGACAAGCAGCGAAGGATGGAAGGAATATAACACAATATCGACGGCACAGCAAAAAATAGCTACCGAAGAATTGTTTACGGGAAGGCCGAATTTAGGCTATGAACGATGGATGAACGCGAATCCTGCAAGCGATAGTTATACGTTTGGCTATGCATTAAAGACAGAAACGCCACCGGGCGGAACTATCGGGGCATATTCTTATGGTCCTGAAATGCCATTGTCCGGCCCCGGCATCGAGTCGATGCCTCCTAGTAAAGCGTGGATGTGGGTTCCTGAAAGATATCTGACCGAGTTTACAAACGAAAACAATCCTACCGTGGTCCGACAGGTTGTCCCGATGGGCTATGAAGATTTCTTACGGATCGGCTATGAGAACAAGATGCCTGTCGAATCCAGATTTATACCAAGATACGAACAATCTCCGACATATAAAGGGGCCTCACCCATTGATGATTACTGGGTGCGTATAGGTAGTAGACTTGATGATGCGTTTCCGGTAGAACCTGCTGTAAAACCCTACAGTTTTATCACAGACATTATAGATACTAATCGCAGGATGTTTTCGGATACTCGCGGCGAATCTACGGTAATTCCGGGCAGTTCATCATATTATCGTAATGTTCCAACAGCGTCAGAATTAGATCGTATCGGGTTCCAGGATGAGATCGGGTTAGGTACAAGAAAATCGATGTTCAGCCCATCCGATGAGATCGACGATTTCACAAGACCTAGATACGGCCCAAAAAATATTTTTGACGACGAATCAAGGGCAGTAAGAATAGGATATACCGATGCTGACGGATTCATATCAAAGGGATTGTACGGCGGAGTAGTAGGGTTTTTGTCGCAGGCAAACGGATTGCCAAAATTAGCGGCTATAAACGATTATACACCATATTCCATGAATATGGATCTAACGCAAGCAGGCGATGAAGCGTTTAGCATATCCTACCCTATAGATGCCACAGGTACAATTACAGATACCAATACAATACCGGATAATAGTGTAAATACGTATATTTACGAGCCATATGTTTCACGCCCGTTTAATAACCAAGATCCAGAGCCCAGCAGGATTCCCCGCGATTTTGGTATTCCACCAGTATGGTCCCCGTCGATGGATAATTCCGCGTCAGCTCCGCGTACACCTGCAAGTTTTGACGAGTTTGGCCAGGCATATGTTAACTTTGACTTCGACGACGGGTATAACTTTATGAATTCTGCAAAACAGCCTAGGCGCAAGTATAATACAAAAAAGGGTAAGGCGAAGAAGAGATGAGCCATAAAAATTTTTATGTTAGCACTATTGTATTAGCCATATTATTTTTATTGTTATGTACCGTAACAACAAACGCGGCATCCCCGGCGAATTATAGTCTTAGCCAATCGGCTTATGACGTTTATGATAATACTGGCAGTCTTTCGGTCTCTGTCACGGCGAGTATGACGGCTAATCCTGGTTATGAGGATGGGCTTACCGGTTGGGCGTTGTTTGGTTCAGGGGCTAGTGCTAGTTCCTCTGTTGTACATAGCGGCATTGGAAGCGCATATGTTGTAAGCACTACGGGCAATTTTATTGGTGCGTCGCAGCGTGTTTTGGCTACGGGCGGCGAAACGTTAATGTTAGACGCTTATTGTTATCCGACAGCATATGTTGGTGCTAATAGCGTTTATGTTCAAATATATCAGTATAATGCTACTGGTGGCATAATTGGCACGTATACTATCGCCGCGCCTTCGACATTGAACCAGTGGCATGAGTTAACCGGGACATTTACAACAAATGCCAATACTGTAAATGTACTGGTTAGCATAATTACGTATGATGGCAGCATAGCATATTTTGACGATGTAAAACTAATACCCGTCTCTTATACGGGCAGCGTAGACTATGCCACAGCAGACAGCACGGCTATGGCCGGGTATGATTATACTGCGACTAGTGGCACGTTGAGTTTTGCAGCGGGCGAAACAAGCAAGACTTTTAGCGTACCAATAATTTACGGTAATGCTTATCATGGTGATAGATTTTTTAGTGTTGCTTTATCCAGTCCTGTTAATGGTACTCTTTCGAGTCCATCTACTGCATATGTTGATATTATAGATACTCATTCGCAAGCTCATGCAATACCTGCTGGGGGGTATTTGTATGCATATGTGACCGATTATAATAGTAATATGGTAAGTGTTTTAGATCCGGCGAATAATAATCAAAAAATTACTGATATTAAGGTTAATAGCAATCCTATTAACGCTATTTTAAATCCTACCGGTACTATGTTAGCTATATCGTATAACAAATATAAATATGTTGATATTTATAGTACGATAGATTTTACTCTGATCAAGCAAATATTAATAACTGACAGTACAGGGCCGTATGACGTTAGCATTGCTTTTAATGGCGACGGGACAAAACTATATGTTTCTAATGCTAATGATAATAAAGTCTCTATAATTGATGTTAACAGCGGCACTATTATAACAACCACAACCGCGATTACTAACCCCGAATCTATCATATATTACAAGACTTCTAACTATGTATTTATAGCTGACCGCCTTAACGATGTTGTCTATAAATTAGACCCCAATACCTTGAATATTATTGGTAGTGTTGGTAGTATAGACGGCCCTAGCGATCTTGCCATAGATTATACAAATTCGAGATTATACGCTAGTGGTTATGGCGGCAAGATTTATAGGATGACTTTATCATCTACAAGTGTATTCGCGCTTACCCACACGTATAATTCAGGATATTCGGCACCGCTGGACAAAATAGCGATCAACAACACCGGATATATTTTTGTTAGTCTCCAGGCGTCAGATAAGGTAACGGTACTTAACAGCGCAGGCACTTCAAAGGGAAATTTTTCAATGCCATCCGACAGCGGTCCTTTTGGAATAGCCTACAACGTTTATAATGATTCGTTGTATGTTTGTGGCGCTTTCGATAATACGATGTATATTTTAAATCCTGTAACTGGCGCGATTATCCAAAGCGGATATATCGGTAATGAACCTTATCGCGTAATCATAGGCACCCAAGCAACAAGGGCAGTACAGTTAACACAGTTTAAACTTACTACGCTTGGCTATCTCGGTCTCGATGGTGTCCCGGCAGCAGTATATCTTAATGGAAATCTGTTGTTCACCGGGGTAACTGATGGTAGCGGGGTATTTGCCTGTTATCTTAATCCGACTTCGACTTATCAGGTAGCTTTTAACAGTCCTGCTAATGGTGTTAATGCTTCGTATACGATCACGCCGATAAACTTGTATTATCAGTTTGATCAGCCGTTCCTGGACGTTGTCGGCGGTCAGTTTTCTAATCTTTTAGGTCCGATTGTGACGCCTGACAGTTTTGGTAATCAGAGCCAGGTATACTATCCGCAGAGCGCCGATTATAATCAAGTTAGCAATACCGGGTACATCAACGGCACGTACATCGATTACAGCGGCGCTACTACCGCTTTATCTTTCAAACTGTACGGGAACAATTCGACCTTCGGCGGATCTCCAACACTGATCGAGACACAGACAGCCGGGGCCGGTGGGGACTATAACTTTACTGTACTCGATGCGGGCGGAAATAGCTATTATGTAGAGATCACCGCAACACAGAGCGACGGCAACACGAAAAAGTATTATCCGCAAGGTGTAGGATTCCCCGGACAAATAGTCTTAGCCGAAACAGGAATACCTTTGGTTTATTTGTTTTGGATAGGACTTTGTCCGCCGCTGTTCATCTTTGGGGCTGGGGCTGTCACACGTCGTGGATATTTAGGTCTAGTAGGGACGATATTTGCCGGTTTTATCGGATTTTATTGCGGTTGGTATCGCATATATATCCCCGATCTGCTCTTCGGTTCTGCGTTTGTAGCATGTTTTTTGCTTTCGCTCGGTATGATAATCGTTGAGCACGAAAAATACAAATAAAAATTATAAAAAATACGTCATAAAATACATAAGAGAGTAAACCAAAATGCCGGGGCCTAATCTTCCCCGGCTAATATTCATAAAATCAAACGGGGGCAATGTAAATGTCTAAACTCTATTGCGAAAAACACAGTATTAAATTAATGACGGCTGCCGGTTTTATTTCACTTTATCGGCCACCGTCGCAGCGTAGCAAATTAGGCGCGTATAAAAGTCTTGTCGCTCTATGTGCCGGTATTCCGAGGGCGGAAATTCAAAAATTGATAGATTACCCTGTCGAAAATAACAAAATTATTATCCCGGACGATATATTTATTAGTAAGTTTTTTAAGGAATACTCGCGTCGAACCGGGGTAAATTACGGCATGATCGACAATTCCGAGTTAACAATATCAGGATCAGGAGTGTGCGAATAATGGCGATGGGCGACAGTCCTAGCGGCGTAGTAATCTGGCAGGGACAGGCAATGCCATTATCGCAGTATAACGCTTCTACAGGCCAGAATGTCGGCGGGGTAAACGTTGTAACGGGCGCGCCTTCCGGTACGACTTCGGGCGGATCAGTTGTTACTACTTTTAGGCCGTCGTCTATTGATATTAACGAAGTCAGATCTCGTTATGCCGGCTCATACGGCGGAATAGCTGCTAGCTATGCGACAGAAAGCGATTTGTACATGGCTGCACGGCAATGGTACGGTAACAGTGTAAACGTGACCGGTAGCCTTCCACAGTCGATTGTAGGCGGCGGAAGCGGCAGAGTCGTTGATAATGCCCCAGGGTTCAGCCAGGGCCAGATATCTAACGTCGTGGTCGGCCCTAATAACATCGGAGTCTTCTTTAATAGTCCGGGCGCTGATATTGGCAGCGGCGCGTCTTTTTCAAACCTATCCGCAATGGACCAACAGGCAGTTATAAATTATGCTGCCGCTAATAACATCAACATATATAACCGGTCCGCGTATACACCGGTAAATCCTGTTTTTACTGTTAACGGTCCTGTCGTCGTTATTCCTGATATTGGCGGGGATTCCTTTGAGGCTTCGAGGGCTTATCTATCACAATTTCCGAGCGGAACGCCTGTTAAGCTTGAAAACAGTCCCACGATTGCTTTTGTGTGGCAGGGCGGCATGATTAATAGCGCAGGTCAATACTATACGGGTTACGGTCCGGCTACTCCGGGCAATGTGCCAGGGGGCATTACGGGTACAATTACCGGGGTGGTGCAGGGACCGCCCGATACTTATAGCGGCCCCGTAATGGTCAGCAATGAAGGGTATGGACAGGGTAATATTATGGTCGTACAGCCGACAGCACCGCAACAGATTACGGCAAACCCGTTCGGCGGACTCCCTGGAGCGGTCACGGCTCAACAGATGAGCACCGGACGCGGCGGAACAGCACCGTTATCTAATTACGTGCCTACAAGCGTAACGGCGCACCCGATGGACGCGGTATCTTATGGCGGCGGCGGTGTCGTGCCGTTTATGTCTGCCGGGTTTTCGTTGCCGAAATATACTGATCAGACTATGACGGCATCTATGGCCGGTTGGCAGGGCGTACAAAACTCTGTTAACAAAGTGCCCTCAAACACGTATAATTGGGGCGGATATACTGCCGTTGATGTTATCGGGGCGCGTGGACTCGTAGACTTTGGGCAGGGCGTATCCTCATATTTTGAAACCGTCACTATGAGCGTTGAAAACGTTGTCGGAAGCGTCCCGTTTTTTGGCGGCCCCTTAAAAGCCGGAGTCGGCTTTGTAGGCTCTGGCATCGGCACCGTTGCGGGCGGTATCCCAACGTTGTTTGGCGTGGCAGCTCTCGGCGGCGAAGCACTAGGCGAACAGATACAGCAGCAATATGCGAAGGGCAACAATTTCCCCGTGTTTCGTGGCGCCGTCGATTGGATGACGGGGAATTATAATGTCGTCGTAGGCAATTCCGGGCCGGGCGTCGTCGGGAGCATGGGGATCATGGCCGGGCGTCAGGCAGATAGGATCATGCAAGATCCCTGGAGCGGATTTGGCGAGACTGCCGGTATGCTCGCGCCCGCCGTTATAGCTGGTGGCAAGTTTAGCGCAAAAATGGGCTGGACCGGTGGTCCCGGCAGCGCGGTTATTAGCAGGATAAGCGGGACTGCTGGCGATAGCATGTTAACCGGCGTTATGTCGCGGGGCATGTTCGACGATATTAAAATAAGCGTTAAAGCGGCGTATACAGAGTTTAGGAACCCGGAATACCGGGGCGTTGTAAGTGCCGGTGTTGACACTATCAAGACTGCGGACAATATCGGTTATCGAAACGTCGTAGCGCCCGACTATTCTTTATCGTCTAATATTCCGAAGGACATTTACCCGGTGCTTGATAATGTGCTTAATTCTGTGCCTAACGAGTTGAACCGGGCTTATGGTGGCATTACGCAATCACAATTCAAGTATTTCGAGCCGCGCATTACTAGCGACCTTGATATTCTCGGTAGGAGTGCGCCGGACGTGGCTTTAAGGGCAGTCGAACAGCTTAACTATAGGTTCCCCAGCGAAGCTTACGCGGATGGCACACAGGTATATTTCAGAGGTGCGAAAATCCTTGATATTCACGACGTTGTAAATCCGGGCGAAGGCGGCGGCATGACTTTCAAAGTATTGCCGACGATCAAGACGAGCCAGATCTACAGGGCGGGCGTAGACTATGCGACCGGGATAAGCAGCGAAGATTTGACCTATGGCCTAATGCGAAAATCACAGGCGGTAATCGAGGATACGATCAACCCGGCGAAAAACTACAGATTAGGCAAAGACCTTTACGACTACGTATCATACAGCCGAGAACTATCTATGCAAGATAGTATTCTCGGAGATCGGCTTAACGTGAATGTCGATAAGATGTTAAGACAAAACTTTCCCTATGAGCTGGAATCGGGAGTTGTCACGACGAAAAGCGGGCTTGAAATCTACAAGATGATGCAAGAAAAATACGCTCCCACAAACATCCGGGAAGGCCCGTTAGACGTTTACGTATCAAGTACGCCTAAAAATAGTGGCGTAGTAACAATATTCGATAACGCTGGCGAAGCGGGCATTTTCTCACAATATGACGTATCACCGGGCACGAGCCGATATAGCTCGATGTATGAAAACATATTCGACAACAGCTATACTAATACGCCCAGGTCTTACAACGAACAGTCATATGAAAGCCCCTCGATTTTCGGAAGCTATTTGCCAAGAATAGAAATGCCGAGCTATGGCATATCACCGAATAATAACATATTTGAGCCTTCATATGGTTCGTCTTACGGCCCCTATGATCCGCCTTCGATACCGTCACCGATACCATATAGCCCGCCGTACAGCCCACCTTATAGCCCATCCATCGGGCCGTATGATCCGCCTTCGATACCGTCAGTAATACCATATAGCCCGCCTTATAGCCCGTATGAGCAGCCGTATGATAATTCAAAATATTATGACGGAAACGGAAGCGATAACGGATCATACAAACCAGATAGTATCGACTATGACTTTTTCGGCCAGGCATATGTTAACTTTGATTTCGACGACGGCTATAACTTCATGGGACCGCGCAGACAGACGCGCAAAAAGGGAAAAAGCAAGAAAGGAGGACACAAGAAATGAATTTTAATACATATTCGTGGGGAATGAACAGCAGACAGTACAGACAGGAACAGCAAGCACAGAACCAGAGGCAACAGGCAGAAAGAGCGAACGAGCAGCGCCGGGCTAATGCTGCCAGGGTAAAACAGCAAGCACACAGAGTACAGGCACGCCCGCCAGCTTTCAAATGGACAAGCGGAGTTAGCGGTTTCGAGGTCGGTAATATCCTTAGCAGGGTGAAAAGCTTTTTCTAAGGATACTATTTTTTTTATTTTCGGCATGTGCAATATTATGATTATCAAAATGTTTCGGAAACAAACAAAACGGTGTATACAAACCTAAACAAACATAGTGACCGGTTTGTCTTGGTCCCGGTCGCCTAATAATAATTTGGAGTTGATTGTTTATGGAAGACGGGGAAAACTTTAGACGTTTTGAACGAAAAAAGGCGGATGTTAAAACACTTATTTTAGCTTGCCCTATTCCTGTTACTAAGAGAGAAAAACAATTATATATTAACGCTATGGCTAGGTGTTGCGGTTTAACGTTAAATGAACTTTATATTTTACTTAAAGATACCGCTGTTATAGGTAACATCTCCGACGTGGACCCGGCATTATTGAAAAAGTTTACCGAATTATACCAATACAAGCTGATGAACGACCGACCGCTTAATTGGCGTTTATCTAATTCGACAAAGCCAGTTATAGCCACGTCTAGTCTTTTTTGTTGTTATCGGTGGTCTCTATGGTGACTTGTACCCAATCGCCGGGCTTTAATTTTAAATAGTCCACGATGTTTTTTGGTACTGTGATCCGGTTTTTGTATTTGTTTATTTGAGCTTTGAAACTTTCTTTCATTATTGGTACTTTGTACCATAATTTATTTATAGCTTGCTATCCAATCGCTTATATGGTACAAAGTACCATAAGGAGGTAAATGAAATGGAAGAAAATACCAGAACATTAACAGAGATCAGGTGTCCGTGTTGTGGCATAATGGTCCCGGTGGAAATCATACTACACGCAAGCCCATTAGACAAGTACATCGAGTACATAACCGATCAAAACAGTTACATAGATGAAACCGACGAGAAAAAGACATGGCCCGTGATCCACCTGGAGATGGAAGCCGACACGAAACGACTGATAGAAGATCAGGCGGTAGAAAAATACCATGACAAGCTCGTTAAAATCGGCATGGCCGAACCATTAACCAATTAACTTTAACAAAAACGTCTTTTTCTAATTTTCATAGGGTTTCTATCCTGTGATTATCTACAGGCTTTCAAATTTGACCGTAGAGCGACTTTTAAGGCATGGGTAATAGGAGAAGTACCCACAGACCTACAATTTAAATTTGTATTAAGTAGAATATTCAGTATTTCATCCCTGCGCGCGCGGGCGTGAGGCTGTCAGCCAGGCAGATAAGCTTACCAGTGTAATTTCATCCCTGCGCGCGCGGGCGTGAGTAACGGCACTGTTAAGGTTACAGAGACATCGACATTTCATCCCTGCGCGCGCGGGCGTGAGGAAATCGGCTTGAAGCCGATCATCTAAACTAGAATTTCATCCCTGCGCGCGCGGGCGTGAGGTTTCCATTCGTAGGCTCTGGATTACGGGGGCTATTTCATCCCTGCGCGCGCGGGCGTGAGGGGAATCAAAGGGAACTAATTTCCCCTTGAAAGTAGTCTCCCTGCGCGCGCGGGCGCTAATATGGTAAAAATGTTAGACTCTAATCATCATCGTAATAATGTCCAGGGCAATCTTTGATGTTTGCTCTCCCATCGCATAATGCTTGTATCATTTGTGTCTTGTCATGGTGCCATATGGGTATGCGAGTGCGGCAATTCTGGCACTCATCCGCGATGCCTTCAACTTTCGGCTGTTCCGGTTCGACGGGTTTCTTTTTAGATTTTGATTGTCTTTTCTTTTTGGGCTTCTCTATTTGCTCTTTGTTAGAGTCTAATTCGTCTATTTTGTCCCAAACGATTTTATTATTTTCATAATGGACATTTGAGACAATCCCATCACGTCTAACCATAAATGAGCCGTCAGAGCTTTCAAACTCGATTTTATTATTCTTGTCGGCTTCGATTGCTTCCTTTAATATCATAGTTCTCTTCTTAAGCCTAATATCATCAATTGCACAATATACGAGCCTATATACTGTGTCATCATGCGGGAAAGTCGTATCCATATCAAGAGGATTATCGCACATGCCGGAAGCCATGACGTACATAGCATCTGTTGAAATATCCGCTGCGATCTGGTCAGCATCTATTTTTGCTATAAGTTCTTTTGACCGCTGTTCAGTGTATTTTATAAACTGTTCGCGCTTTTCCGTGTCGGTTAATTCGCGCCCATGTACGAGCGATGCTATGCGGTATTGTTTAAATTCGTCAACCTCTGCCTGGAGCCGTCTGTTTTCTATTGTAAGTCGTTCAACCTCTGCCTGGAGCTGTTGACTAAGCGGAAGTTCCCCGGCTCTTCGACGCTTCATATATTCTTTTTGATATGCTGTCTTATCGAATGACATTAGAGTCTAACCTCATACTATTATGTTAGAGTCTAACTATAAATAGATTGTGAGAGTCTAACGCGCACGGCGCGTTCATTCATTTTTATATTAATAATGAAGACGGCGTCTGCGTCTTAGAAAAGAGTATAAATAGGAAAACTACTTATTTTCACAGTTTTAAAAAGTATCCTGTTTTGATTAATATATTACTTTATTGCATTTTACAAATCAGGGGTGCAAAACGTACCTATGGCATTAAAGGCTTGTTTTATGGCTACGTATGCCGAAAAGCACATAATTAGATACAAACGTGTAAATACTCGTTGTTCAGAATATACCCACTGAACAAGACCGTTTGTACATAATTTTTAAATAGTTATCAGTCGTTATATCAATCATGCCTAAGATCGATAGGACTGACCGGTTCCATAAAACGGCTGACCAGTGGGAAACGTACATTGAAACTAAATTTCAATCTGCATTGAAAAGCAATACTATCACAAAAGACGATTATACGCTTATTCGTGCCTTTATTGAAGCGAAAAAGGGTAAGAACACCGAGTATATGACGCTATATCATATCCTCAATTTTATTGTACTATGGCGTACTTTTATGAAAGTACCTTACCGTAAAGCTATTTTAAATGACTTCTTATCGGCAAAAGTAGATATGGAAAATTCGACTAACAAAACCGGTCAACCGCTTTATTCTAAAACCTATCAGAAAGTTATGGTTGTAACTGTAAAAGGGTTTTTCAGATGGGGCTTAAAAGAATCGAAAATAAAAACGTTAAACAAATGGTCAAAAATTAGCGAAGCGCAAATCAGGGATGAGATTAAACCGGTTAAATGCAAGCTAAAAAGCAAAAAGGCCGACGACATCATGAAAGCCGATGAAATATCAAGGCTTATCGATGCTGCCGACAATTCGCGGGATAGATGCATGATGTCGCTTCAATACGAGTGCGCTTTAAGAGCTGTTGATCTTGGGCGGCTTCGATGGAGCGACATTACACAGATAAGCGAAAGAGAATCTTCAATAGTCGTTAATAGCAAGACAGATTACGAAAGGCACATATCCACTGTACTATTTAACGGATACCTGAATACCTGGAAACGTGACGCTACAAACGCAAGCGATAAGAACGGGTTCGTATTTCTCACGTATGGGACGTGTCAACAGATAACACTTGATGTCGTGCGCGACGTGGTTAAGAACGCTGCAAAGCGGGCGGGCATTACTGACCGGCAAGCGACTCCGCACACGTTGAGACACAGCCGGATCACCTATTGGTTACAGCATGACGTATCTATCGCCAAAATATGCCTTATGGCATGGGGTGTCGAGTATTCGCCGATGATTAAGACGTATGCCCATTTAGGCAACGATGAGACAGCAAAAGAACAGCGCAGGCTTGCAGGCATCAAAGAATCGGAGATCGTGCAGGTTGGCACAATCGAGCTTAAACTATGCCCGGTTTGCGGACTGAACAGCCCGCCCGGGAAAGGCTTTTGCGGCGGGTGCGGTTCACCGCTTACAGAGGCCGCTATAAACGCTCGCGAACAGGCTAAAAACGACGCTATAAACTCTAAAAGCATTACTACGGCAGAAAAGTTTGTTAACGCTCTATTATCGAGCAATATATCAGAGGATAAGCTCTTAGCTCTTATCGAAGGGCTCAAAAAATAGTCCTATGGAATTTTTTTGCCTCTTTTTTAGAAAATAATATCGTACATGGAACTCATTTTTTATTATTTTCTTGATTTTATTCGGCATACAGCGCTTACTACTTAACCGCAAGCTATATATTATAGCAATGACTTGTATAATATGCGAACGTTATACAAACCATTGTATAACCGCTGGAATAGGAGAGAAAAAGAAAAATTGATTGAACAGGTGATTAATATATGATTCTGAACATGACAGCACACGCCCCCGGCGACGTGAATAAGTACCGGCTGACGTGTTCAGATACGCGCACTCGCCGGGTATAAGCGCAAAAATCTTTTCTGCAACTGTCGGCCCTTCACGATAACAGGACCGATAAAGTATGACCTTAAGAGTTTGCCCAGTTTGTAACGGGCAGTTTGACGACGAGACCAAATATAGGACGTGCCAGGCATGCAGGCGGGCGTTTATCGCAGCCGGTCGCAGAGGCGGCACCAACACATTAACACGCCACGGCGTAGAACATTTTACCAAAATCGTAACTGATAGACACAACGGAGCTGGTAACTAATGCAGGCCGGCCCGATCAAAGTTTACTCGCAGGATGTTATTAACTCACTGCCATTAGTTCACCGGATAGCGTTGCACATGGAAGCGCAGGCAGGCCGGTGTAGAATTGTCGATACACAGGGACGCGACGTTGTAAAAGCGGGAGGCGTAAACTAATATGTTTTTAGAAAAAACAAAAAATAGAAATTCGCGCCCCAAGGGGATCTACGAATCTAACGGCACTGCATTGTACGACGCGGGAGTAGATAAGGCTTTCCCGTCGAGCTATCAGATTTACAACGCTTTACCCGAGGATTATTCGACAATATCCGAGAAAACCCTCGCTAACAAAACCGGTAAATCCCTGATCTTCATCGAAGCGACATTAACTAGGCTATTGGAACAGAAAATGGCTTACGTGTATTGCGAGGGCGGGATCACGTTCGCAGCGAGGAGGCGGCATTAGTATGCAGGACTTTTATAGAAATGCTGTCTGCTGTCAGATAAGAATGTCTCGCGGCACAACACGGACCATTATTGCCAAAACCCTCCGCATGAGCCTTAATCGGGTTGATCGTTACGTTGGTTATCTAAAATATTATAAGAAGATTACCGAGGACAAAGACGGGATACTTTATCCAGCGCCAGAAACGCGCCGGACCTGCGGAGGTCGGGCCGTATGACCTCACCAGAACAGATGAACAATGCCGCTGTTAAGACTTTACACAATGGCATTAAACTATTTCCCGTCGAAGGCATCCATAACGGATACTGCACCTGTGGGCGAAAGGTTAACGAGTGCACACAGAAAAGCGGGAAGGTCCAGGCGGGAAAACATCCAATATTAAAACTTGGAAGCTGGACACGTCTTAGCACCAATAACCCGGAGAATTTACTTGCATATCTGTTTGAAGTGCCGGGCCGAAATCTTGCTTTCCATGCTGGAGCTAATAACGCAATTATAACAGACTTCGACGACGAGGAAGGGTGTAAAGCGTTTGAAAAACTATTTGCCGAACATCCCGAATGGTTCGATACTCCAGCAGAGAAAAGCGGCAAAGGCTATCACGTATTGCACCGTCAGACCGTCGAACCAGTAGAGGCTTTTAACACAGTGTACGGCGAGGTTCGCACCGGCGACATGTATTGTGTTACTGCACCGAGCAACCATTACAGCGGGGCAGAATATCGGGCACTCGAAGGCCATGCACTATATGAGAAGCCCCTATTAGAAATGCCGGGCGCATTTCTGGCTTATCTTAACAGTATAAGGAAATCTAAGCCTGTTAACGTCGAACAGACAACGATAAAGCCGATAATTGGGAACAATCACGATAGGATATTTTCAAAGTATGATCTTCCGTCTTGGCTTGTCTCTCAATTGAAAAAAGGAAGTACCGCAAATGATAGAAGCGGGGCATTATTCCATGAAGCTTGTACTTTAATCGCCTATAGCGTGGATGACGCGGATATTTATTACCTGTTGGAATATTCGCCAAACAACAAATTCAACGGAAGACATGACGAACAGAAGCGCATAAACGCCACTATAAACGAGGCTAAATCGTCTGTAGGTAAGAAGAGACAGGATAGGATACAAGAGCGTAAAAGGGCTTTGTCGTCGCTCAAGGGGGCTTTCTAATGGAAGCCTATGCAGTTGTACCCGAGAACATCCTCAAGCAAGGTCGAGATGATGACACGATCCGAAGCATGTACGAAAAAAAGTATAATGAAATATTGCCTGCCGACATGGATATTGAATCCATTATCAAAAACGGTCACATGTCAAAGGATAATCTCATTAGCCTTATCAAAGATGCTAAGACATCGACATTGACAGCTATAAGTAATCTGTTAGCGGGCCGTACTCCTGTCGATCTGGAAGAATATAGCGCGGACGAATTTAAAACATTCAAAAAATATATGGGCGTAAGAAAATGGCTTAACGGATACCTGGAAATCGCCAAAGAAACAGAAAAAAATGGCAACATGGCGGCCAATATGAGTAATGAAAAATTTAAACTCATATTTGCTGTCACGGAAAAGATGGGTAAAGACGTAGATGATGCTGACAGTATTCCTGATGCCGCATACATTAGCGAACTTATGAATCAAGACGAATTTGTTATGGATACTGACAATGAATATTATGTAATTGTCAATGACATAAAGGGTATACGGCGGATTATCAGCATTTACAGCGAGGACTACAAAGCGCAACTATGTAACAGGTTTGAAACTATATTCGGTAAGCCCTCCGGGGAATCCGCTATAAAAAACGCGATACGTGCCAGGAGAGCGAAGATAACAAAGAGAATTAACTTGTTCGTCCGTGTCGCTGGGGAATCGATGTATACGAAAGACGCGAAGGTATACTATGATTTGAAGGATGGCCGGGCGGTCCAAATTGTGCCCGACGAAAAAGGCGATGGCGTCAGCATTGTACCCAGGCCGTTAATCTTTAAAGACTTCGGATGTATGGGCGAACAGATCGAACCGGATCTAACCGCAAAAATTGACGACATCAAAGAATTATACCGGATATTAGATATGCGTGTACTGCCGACCGACGAAATAGAAACGGATAACAAAGGCAGGATATTAACCGACGAAAAGAGCATGGATAAACTGTTTGCTCGTAACGAGTATACGGACCGGGTAAAAAATTTCTTGGTATGCTGGATGCACTATAACCTTATGCCATTCAATACCGATAAGCCCGGTCTCGAGATCGACGGGCCACCGGGCAGCGGCAAAACAAGTCTCGTAAAAAAGATTGTTGGACTTGTTGATCCTTTGAACAGCGAAGATTTAGCAGCTCTCGAAGAAAACCGCGAGAACCTGATACTTTCATTGTCACAGCGTCTTATACCGGCATTTGACAACGTGAGTTATCTTAGCAGGATGCAAAGCGACGTATTTTGCCAGGCGGCAACAGGTATTACTTTTCAGCGACGGGTAAGATTTACAGATAACGATATGGCATTAAACACTATACGCCGGTCGTGTATTCTTAACGGTGTAGGCAACCCGTTATCCATGAATGATGTTGGAGAAAGATACGCTTCGATTAAGCTTAGACCATTAGGAGAAAACGAAGGGAAACCGCTTAACGAGATCTGGAGAGATTACAACGAAAAGAAGTCTTTGATACTTGGGGCTATGTTCAAAATCGTTAGCAGGACGTTGTATACTATCGCCGCCGAAAAGTTGACCACAAAGAAAGATCACCGGATGTTAGACTTTGTTAGAATTTGCCGGGTGGTCAGCGAGACAATAACGAAGAACAGCGCAGACGATTTCGAGAACATATACAACGAATTACAGGACGATCAAAGCTCGGAGATACTTGCCAATGATATTGTGGCTCAACTATTAATAAACCGTTACGAGCATCTTAAACCTGGAGAAAGCACAAAACAGATGAAGCTTACGGACCTAAAAACAGAGCTGATATTTCAGCATCTTGGTGAAATCGGCGCTAATGGAAAGCACATTGCTGATGAAGTTGAACGCGAATTAACTAATCTGTCTCCTAAAACGTTTGGCGATAGGTTAGCTATGAATATTAAAGACCTTCAAAAAATAGGCTATAAGGTGTCGTTGTTAAAGCCCAGGGCTAAAACCGGGCAATATTCGTCCCGTTGGGTATCAATCAAAAAGTTAGACGTTAATTAAACAGACTCTTTTTCTTTTTTTTGTTGTGGGTTTTTTGTGGATGATTCTTTTTTAATTTAGGCATATATTACTATATTTTTCTAATAGTAGTAGTTAATAAAATAATAATAGTTGTGGGTAAGTTGTGGGTAAGTTGTGGGTAATGAAATTAGAAAATACTATTTATATATGCCTAAATTAAAAAAAAAGTTGTGGGTATTGTGGGTTTTATTGTGGTATCGTTCCAAGGGGGTAAATACTATTTTTATTAGAATTAATTAGAATATTTTAAAAATGTTATACCCCTTCTAAAAGTCTTTGATTTTACCCACAAAATCCACAAACCCACAACTTTTAAGGCGAGGCTATTGGATTTATATTAAAAAACACCCACAATTATATTAATAAACTAATTTATTAAATCATAATCGTATACAATAAATTATCTATCTTATATATACTAAAATCTATTTTTATATGTTATAATCAAATAGTGTTAACTCATTTTGTAAACTTTGTAAGTCATTATTAGTAGTGTTAAAGTATAGCACGGTCTAATAGTAGACTATTAGCCTGGAGATCCGGCAGCTCTCAAAATTTTTTCAAATTCGAGAAAGTGAGAAAAATTGATGTGTCTTATCAACATAATTAATCTAAAATGTAGAATAAACCTTTAAATTATATGTTCCCTGGATAAATTGATTTGGATTTTACACTCTGATTGATTATTGCGGACGAAATGCATATTGTTGTTGTCATTGTTATTTTCTATTGTAATTAAAAAAAGCCGTTATTCCTTTCAAAGTAGTTTGTATATGTGTAATCTTGGTTTTTCTTTTCGCCGGATCTCTTTTTCTTATTGTGTATGTGCACGTTGACAACTGTTGCCCGGTTTGTGTCTCTTTCGTTTTTGGTCTTTTTGTTTTTTGGCTTGTGACTTGTCGGGGCCGGTTTGTTGACTCCCTGTATGCCTTCTCTGTATCCGTGCTGATAATTAGCTTTTACGTATTCGCCAGGTCTTTGCAGTACAGCCAGGGCGCGCCCTAGCTCGTAGAATATTGGCACAAGTAATCGATTGCTCGTTATAATATTAAATTTATCTGTTTTGCCCTGCAATCGATTTTCTGTAGCATCTTGGTATCTTTCTATCCTATGGCTTACTCGGTGCATCATATTGCGTCTGGCTGGGTTGATTTGGAAATTACACTTTATTCATTTAAGGGGGCATGTCAGCTTTCGCTCTCTCTCTCTCGCTCTAACACTATTCCTGCTAAATGAAAGAATAATTAAGAAGATAAATATAAAAAGATTAATTAAAATATAGATTCATCAAGTTCAGGGACATACATTCTCTGTATGTCTTCCTTAGTAAAGCTCTTAGGGATAGGCTCTACCTTGCAGGGAGTCATGACAGGCAGGGCGACAGGCGCGCAGACAGGGATAGGCTCTGCCTTGCTAACTAGCAGCTCTCCATTAGTTCGTAACGCTAACCACTCATCAAGCATTAGGTTATCGTCGCTGTTCTCGTATTCTACATATAGGCTATAGTCTAATGTCAACACGTCGAAGTCGAGGGCGCAGGTTCGACAATGTAAACGTCGTTCTCCGGGCCGGTTCTTGTCTACTGCAAAATAAGTATTTAGTCCGTCACATTCTGGGCATTTGCGCGCGTTTTTCCCGTGGTTGTTAATGAAATAGTTTCGTTGATTGATGAAGTCACATATTTTATCGAATCCGCCAGGATACTTTTCACAAAAACGCGTGTATCCTAACTTTTCAAAGCTTGCTAAAAGCTGTCCCTGTTCATCGTTTTCTATCTTCGGCATTTCAAGGTTTTTGAATAATAATACAAAACGTTCGCTCATGGTTTCACCTTTCAATTCTTGCGCGGTTTATTCCAATATCTGTTGCTGCACTTCGGGCAACTGACAGGAGGTTTTGACTGTCTAGGGAACCATTCGTGCCCACAGCGCAGACATCGGCGTTTTTTTATTTTAACCATATGCCTAACTATCTATCGCTAACTATATATACCTACCGAACATATACGGTACTTAGCATATAAATAGAGTGCCGCATATGTGCGGGTTTCGACCTTCCCCGTACATATGCGGCGGATAATATAAAGGTGAAAATCCATGCCCCCGCGATTTACCGAGACCATTAAAATGCTGCCCGTGCTTCTACGTAAGCCGAAATATCAAAAAATGGCGCTAGAATATTCTATCGTAACGACTTTTTCAACCGGTTTGATCTGTATCTGTATCACGGGTTTTCAGCCGGTGAGCCGTCAGCCGGAGCTTTTCGGCAGATGTTTACCGTTTATTTTCCTTGGCGCGGTCCTCTCGCTCATATACTTTGTAATGTTTTTGATGGAAGGCCGGCCGGGCATTGGATTCCTTCGCAGGGGTGAAACGAAATGAAAACAAAATTTTTTGTTATACTCGCAATCGTAGCATTAGCCTTGATAGCAGGCACAGCGAGCGCGACGACTCCGGCAAATTATAGTCTTAGCGCTTCGACGTATGACGTTTATGATAATGCTGGTAGTCTTTCGGTGTCTGTCACGGCGAGTATGACGGCTAATCCTGGTTATGAGGATGGGCTTACCGGTTGGGCGTTGTTTGGTTCAGGGGCTAGTGCTAGTTCCTCTGTTGTACATAGCGGCATTGGAAGCGCATATGTTGTAAGCACTACGGGCAATTTTATTGGTGCGTCGCAGCGTGTTTTGGCTACGGGCGGCGAAACGTTAATGTTAGACGCTTATTGTTATCCGACAGCATATGTTGGAGCTAATAGCGTTTATGTCCAAATATATCAGTATAATGCTACTGGTGGCATAATCGGCACGTATACTATCGCCGCGCCTTCGACATTGAACCAGTGGCATGAACTAACCGGGACATTTACAACAAATGCCAATACTGTAAACGTACTGGTTAGCATAATTACGTATGATGGCAGCATAGCATATTTTGACGATGTAAAACTAATACCCGTCTCTTATACGGGCAGCGTAGACTATGCCACCGCAGACGGAACCGCGACGGCAGGATACGATTATACCGCGACTAGTGGCACGTTGAGTTTCGCAGCGGGCGAAACAAGCAACACGTTTACAGTGCCGATTATTAACAGGGACGCATATTATGGAAGTCGAAGTTTTAACGTTGCCCTTTCAAGTCCGGTTAACGGTAATGTGACGAGTCCGAGCAGCGCCACGGTTATGATAGCCGATACGCATAGTTCGATTAGTCCTATAAGTACCGGATACCGGTATTTGTATGTTAGTAATTGGGATAGCAGCAGTATCACCGTGATCGACCCTAACCTACCCGCTAAAGTGGGTACGATATTGACAAGGGCTAAACCTTTAGATGTTGTTGTAAACCCGGCTGGCACGCTTTTATATGTTACGTATAGTCAAGCTACGCCTAGCGGTACATATGTTGATGTGTTTAATACGATTGATTATAGTAATGTTGCCAGCATACTTGTAAGTTCAAATCCGACTAGCCAATATTGCAGTATAACAATAAATGATGTTGGCACCCGCGTCTATGTTGGGTTGTATATTGATAACAAGGTCGTGGCGATAGATACTATCAATAACATTGTTATAGACGATGTGACAATACCATATCCTGATTATGGTCTCGGTTATTTTAACGGCTACTTGTATGTGACCAGTTATCAGGATTTTGATACTAATAGCGGAACGGTCTGGAAAATTGATTCTAACACGCTGGATATTATTAATCACATTCCTAATGATACTGTAAATTATCCTCGCGACGCTGTCATAGATAGGGCTAATGGGGTGCTTGCGATTTTAAACAACAATGATACGATTACTAGTGTGCCACTTAGTACGTTTATTCCGACTGGTGTTGCAACTACGGCACCTATAACCGGGCCATTTGGTATATCGTATAATAGCAGCGGGTATGTTTTCGCAGGGTTTCCGGCAAATCCGAGCATTATAGCTTACTTTAAATTTAACCAGACTACTCAAAAGTATTCTTTTGTAGCTAATACTGAAACCGGGTTTACAGATATCAACGACGTATATTATGATATTTATAATAATACTTTGTGGGCTACAAAAAGAACTACTGGTGACGTATATATTTATGATGCAAACAATAAAACCACATTAGGCTATATCCATAGCGGTAATGGGGCATTACGTATTAGTGTAGGCACGCAGGCAACTAGGGCGGTACAGTTAACACAGTTTAAACTTACTACGCTTGGCTATCTTGGACTTGATAACGTTCCAACAGCAGTATACCTTAATGGCTATTTGATGTTCACAGGAGTAACAGACGGTAACGGCGTATTTGCGTGTTACCTGAATCCAACATCGACGTACCAGGTAGCATTTAACAGTCCTGCAAACGGCGTCAACGCAACGTATACGATTACACCGACAAATTCGTATTATGGTTTTGATCAGCCGTTCCTGGACGTTATCGGCGGTCAGTTCTCTAATCTTTTAGGTCCGATTGTGACGCCTGACAGTTTTGGTAATCAGAGTCAGGTATCATATCAGCAGAGTGCAGACTTCGATCAGGTTAGCAATACCGGGTACATCAACGGATCGTATGTTGATTATAGCGGCGCTACTACCGCGTTATCGTTTAAACTGTACGGGAACAATTCGACCTTTGGCGGAACTCCGACGCTGATCGAGACACAGACAGCCGGGGCCGGTGGGAACTATAACTTTACTGTACTCGATGCGGGCGGAAATAGTTATTATGTAGAAATTACTGCAACGCAGAGCGACGCGAGCACTAAAAAATATTATCCGCAGGGCGTCGGGTTTCCGGGACAAATTGTATTAGCAGAGACCGGTATAAGGCTTGATTGGCTGTTCTATATTGGAATGGCTATCCCATTGTTTATTTGGGGTGCTGGCGTAGTTACAAGGCGTGGATATATGGGGTTTATTGGCACTGTTGCTGCTGGAATCATCGGTGGATATTGTTGCTGGTATCGTGTGTTTATCCCTGATTTGTTATTTTGGTCGGCGTTTGCGGCTTGTATGATTCTTTCTATTGGAGTGATTATTGTTGATGCGGAAAAATGGGGTAGGTAAAATATGGTTTATCGAATTATTAAAAATTAATAGAAACCCCATTACACGTATTGTATAACAGCATTTTTATATATTATAACTTTTTGTGTTTACCATAGGGTACGCACTCTATAAAACATATTATGAAAAAATAAATATAAAATTTTTATTGATGATGGCATTTTGACAAAAATAATAATCGTATTAGGTAGACAAATACCCATCACTATTAATATCTTTTGCAATTATCGGTTTAATTGTCTGACTATACAAAGTGGACCCATCACTTTTATCTCGAAGTTCTATAACGATGTTCAAGCACCCAGTAGGAATTGGCGCACCATTGAAATCTTTCACATACCATTTCTTATAGAAATCGTTTGATTGTCCTGGATATAATGAAAGATATTGGTCCGTAATAACAATGTTCTCCATATGTACGAGCTGCCCTAAAACATATATCGACGCATTGATTGCAACCGCTATATCTCCCTGGAATGGCTTGTCGCCAGTATTTGTAAATCTGAAATACCCGTCATAGTATTTTCCGAGTACAATAGCTTCTTTGTTAAAATCGTATGGCGTAACGTCATCGTTATGCAAAATTTCAAGATTGATAGACGGAGCTTTTACGATCTGTTTTTGTTTCCATAACTCATACAGTTTAATACGTTCCGCTTCGCCTTGCCCGTTCATCTCTTCCTTAAACTTACCAGGACTATGCATCCAGACATGTGGTGAACTATCATTATATCTGTTCGGAACCCACGGGTACATGTCTGCAAGCGCAGTATAATCGACAAACGAATTACCGGTAAGATTAATCTTATAATCGTTCGGAGTCTGATTATTAAGCCCGTTGTTGGCTATGCCCTGTAATACCTGATAACTCGTATCATCAACTGGCGCTGGCGTTGCTGTCGGTGTCGGCGTTGGCGTCGGCGTCGGAGGAACAGGCGTTATTTGTAAAGTCGGCCACGGAGTAACGATAGGTGCTTGCGCCTTTTCGCCACCATCGCTAATAACGGCCAAGACAAATAAAACACCTATCGCGGCGACAGCTACAGCTACAAGTACAAATATACTATATTTGCCTTTTTGCTTAGAGACGTTTGGCCGAACCGGTCGGCCACGTCTCGCGTTTTTATTCCTATTACCTGTGCCTGTGATCATGTTTTCGACTTTTCTTTTTCTTCGCCATTACCATTAGAAAGACGCTTCTGGTAATACTGGTATAAAAGCGCAGTGTCTTTCGTACTAATAAGAGATTTTAAAAGATTCTGACTATACATCAAAGCCTGTTCCATATCCCTATCCATTGTTACTTCACGATACTTATTACCCCTGGCCTTGCTCTTTTTCACATCGTCAAGCATATCTTCATATGCAGTCCTTAGATCTTCCATTTCTTTACTAACAATATCTATTTCTTTTTCCATTTCTTCAATGCTAATCATATAAAAACTACCTTCTCGACAATTTTCTTATACTTTTCTATCGTCTGGTCAACTTCTATCTCCTGTTGCCTGGTCATTACGCCACCATATTTATGGTACACATGACCTCTTGCCCCGTCTAATATTTTGAGACAATTACGACGCGGAGATAACGACCAGTCGCCGGATCTAACCCTTTTATACGTGGCTATGCCGGCGATGATTAGGATCATCAATACAAGCCCCAAAAAACCGAAAAGGCTTACCATCACCATTGTTAATATAAACTGTATAATTACTATTGCTACTGCTCGCCAAAACCTTTTTTCTTGTATAAACGACATTAAAGTGCCGCCTCGTCATCAAACATTTTATGCAGTTTTCTAATAGCTCGTTCGGCGTCACGCTCCGATAAGATAGCAAACTTTTCGTGCCCGTCAAAAAATACGGGGTTCGAGTAAAACGTAGGGCGTTCAGCCCTCATCTTTTTAAGATTACCGCTTTTAACCTTACACTTCGTCATAAATACCATCATCTCTTACATATATGCCTAAAAAATAGTAAATCGCATTACTGCGACCACCACGGGGATATTCCTTTCCAAAGAAGCAGCATATCGGCAAACGTCGCCAACGCGCACAGGCTATTAATCATCAGTGCCCATACCATTGGTATTCCTAAGTTAACCAAAGGAATAGTAACCAACAGTGTACCTATAATCACGCCGCCGACAAAAAACGCTACTTTTTGGATAATATTAAAAAACCCTGTCTGCCCAGTCTGATCATTACTGCTAATCGATTGCACACTAACCATATTGCTAACAGCGCCTTGCGAAAGACTGGCAGTAGCCGCAGTATTAACATTTGGCAATATACCCGTCATGCTAAACACGTTTGTCAACAAACAAAAAATGGCGCATAGCGCCGCTATAATCATTGATCTCACTTTACAGGCCCCCTCACAACAGCTAAGACAATACACGACAGATTAAATATTATCAGGGTAACAATCGTCGGGATAAACCCAATAGGGATCATTACCCATATTACCGCGCTGCCAAACATCATTGCGGGCAAAATGATAAGGAACGGGCTGTTACCCTGGCCAAACAATATTATAGCCGCAAGCGTGCCGATAACCAATAATATCCAAAGGTTTCCAAACCCATAATACGTATACGGTCGGCCCACATCATACAATAGCTTGGAAGCATCAATATCACCAAGTTCCGTGCCAAGCGTATCATTAACAAGGTTCATAATCGTATTATCTGCCATCGGCGCTAAAGTAACGTTCCCTATGCCACCAGTGATATTATACAATTGATCAGAATTATCTTTTATATATATATAGCTTGCTTTTGTCATCGAATCGCTACCACCGGAATTAGACAATGTTAAAGTAACGTCAAAATGCCCGGTACTAATATAGACGTGTGTCGGGTTTGGCTCTGTGCTCGCAGTCCCATCGCCAAAGTTCCAATAGTACTGCGTGATTAATCCTGTTGTAATACTCGAAAACGCTATGTTCGCTGGCGCTGTCGAACTGGTTGGCGTCGCAGTGAAGTCGGTGATCTCCGGGGCTGGTATTGGTGTGGGCGCTGGTGTAGGTGTTGGTGTTGGGACCGCATTTACTGTTATGTACCCGGCCCGTTCAATTGTTGAAATCCCGTCTATCTCGTTGTATGCCGTAAGTGTAACATTGTATGTGCCCGGCGTACTGTATATGTGTTCCGGGCTTTGTTCTGTGCTATTCTCGCTGTTGTCGCCAAAGTCCCATTGCCACGATATTGGTCTGCCAATTGTACCATCTGTAAATTGGATTGTTAAAGGATTGTTGCCGCTGGTCTTGTCAGCGGTAAAGCTCGCGGATATAACCGGGTCGGTCGTGTGCTCTTCAAATGTAAAGTTCTTTATTACTACTTCTGAAGTGTAATACGAAACGTTTCCCGGTGGGTAAACGTGCGATCCGAGACTAACATCTTGTGCTACCTTGTAGAATATCCAGCTCCACATATGGTTAGGTACTGGGATGTTTGAGTTGTTAGTAATGTATGTTACGTTGTATGGCGTGTTTGGTCCTTCAAAAGTAAATGCTACATAGTCTGGTGTCCAGTATATTTTTTCGGTCATATTTTCTGTGGACGGTAAACTCGTAGCGTTCCAGTTTAATGTTCCACTCCATCCGCCTGGTCCGTATGCTCCTAAGAACACGTTTTTGTTTGCGTAGTATTCTTCAAATCCCCATTGGGTGTTTTCTATGTTAATAGCAGCGGTTCCGCTTTCATATAAGAACGTGGCCAAATCTGCCGATGGTAGGCTATCAAATATTTCGATGGTGTCTGTTTGAAGATTAAAAGAATAGACGCCATAACCATTATAAGCGCCATCTACCGGGTCTATCCGTATTTTTGGGAAATGCCATACGCTATCTGAATATACCATGTTTAAATGCAGGTATCCGTTATCGTCAACATGTAATGTGTTATGCCAAGTGTCGGCGTAGTCAGTATTATTGTTTATGATATACCTGGAGTATATCGTCCAGTTGTAGTTTGACCATCTTATTTTTGTTGGGGCAATAGTTACATTACAACTGTTGTTTGTCCCTATTGTAGCGTTGACCGTGTTGGAAAGTTCTACGTAAAAGTATTTCTCTCCGTTAAGCGCCGTATCATTGTGTAAGGCTATGTTGATCGTTTTGCTGGTTTCTCCGGGCGCAAATGTTAATGTGCCACTAGCTGGTTCAAAGTCGATATACGCCAATCCGGTTCCGTTTATGGTCTGATAGTCCACGCTTGTTGATATTATTTTTTCGTTGTCGAGATTAACTGTGAGCGTAACGTTAACGCCTTCTGCCTCTGTGGTGGTCTGGTTTATTTGTGAAAACTGTATGGTGCCGTTATCTCTCCACAGTTCGTTTTCGTAGTTTGATAAGACTTCGCTTTCATTCAATAGGTTTCCGCTATAGATCCTGACCAAGCTAATATTACCGTTAAGGTTCCATCCGGTTTTTGCCATTTTGCCGATTATTAACGTGTTCACATTTGCGGGCGTGTCAATCGTGCCGGGGTTGCCATTGGCTAGCTGCCCGTTAATATAGATGTTGATGTTTGCGCTATTTGTCCCGTCAAGATCGGTATAGACCACATGGTATCTTTCACGGTTATTGATCGTCGGAGATAAACGATATGTCTCTATAGACGAACGTGCTATAAACTTAGAATTATTTGCGATTTGTAACGCCTGGTAATTGGCAGTAGACGTAGAATTGTTAAGACATATAAGGCCATTATATGATGCTACATTATCTACATCCACGATCATTTCTATGCTCAACGGATACTCGATGGTAAAGTCTGTTTTTTGTATATAGTCATCAATAGCAAAATGTCGGTAATATGCGCCGCTAGGAAGCTCAAATAAAGTGGAACCGTAGTTTGTCGCATTATTACCATTACCGCTAAGATCTACTATGGTATCCGCATCGTCCTGACTCCAATCATAATAGACTTCAAGACCTTCGGTAACATACCCTGCATCGACTTCTTGTACAGTTATCATGTCATTCTTGACCGATGAATTACTTAGAGTATCATTGCTCACCGTGAGCATTACCGAATAGGTTCCAGCACTCGCATATTCGTGGACCGGGTTCTGCTCCGTGCTATTAGCGGTCTCATCGCCAAAGTCCCACTGGTAGCCGGTAACGTTGCCGGTGGATAGGTCGGTAAAACCCACGGTTAACGGCGCAGTGCCGCTAGTAACATTGGCCTCGAAGTCTGCAACTGGTAATCCTGGTTCGTTAATATATTGTTCTGAATAGCCAATACCACGATCAGTATTATTGTTTCCAGAATAATATAATATATATTTGGTCTCGGTGACGACGAGGGACGATTTATATAGTTCAGCGTCCCAATATCCTGGCCTTCCGACAAAAATCGGATTATTCGCTCCCATCGTAAAGTTTGTTCCATCCTGACTCCACAATACCCATAGCATTTGACCATCGATTGTATATATGGTGGTATAATGCAAACCATTCAGCGGATTAATTTTTACTTCACTATGCCATTGGTCATAACCGTCTGGTAATGTGATGTTGCAATATCCAAAACTGTTATCCCCATTATAACCTCTCGGATAAAACGTGCCGTTTAGCCCAGTAGTACTCACGTATCTGCATAGCAGCCCCCCTGTCATCCAATGACCGTATAAGATGTGCTCGCCGGTCGTATTGTTATACTCTATACTTGGGCTTCTTGTCCAACGATTATATGCCATAGTAAGGTTCATGGGTGAGCTAATAGTTAGGTTGGGCGATACAAGATACACAATAGTTTTTACATCATCAGGCGTGGCTTCTGCGCTTGCCCAACTATATCCTACTATTAATGTACCGTTTGGATATAACATCAGAAAAGGATCACGGTTAAATCCTACAGACGGCTTATCAACAAATGGGGTAGGAATTTCATCCATCTGATACCAATCAAGGCCATTATGCGAAAATACCAGACACGGATTTTCATGAGCATCAGCATATTCTATAGTACTGTTCTTTGGGTATGGAGTAAATATCTTTATAAATTCCCAACCGTTCCACGTGGTGTTCGTTTGATTGTATCCTTCGACGAGTGGCACGTACAGGGTATAGTCGTGAAGCATGTCGTTTGTGCCGTCATAGGTCGTAATGTTCAACGGGGCCGATGCGTGTGTAAAATTCTGCATGTATGGCACCCACGCAGGCGTTTCTACTGGTTCTGGCGCTGGCTCTGACACGGTTATATAGTCTATCTTCTGCTCTACATCCGAGCCGTCAGCGTTTGTAACGGTAAGAGTGATCGTATAGCTACCAGTCGTATTATACTGGTGCGTGGGGTTTTGGCTGGTACTATTACCTTCTGCGCCTCCGAAGTTCCATGCCCATGAGGTAGGGGTATTGGTGGAAAGGTCTGTGAATGTTACTGTATCGTTTTCGATTATCGTCGTGTCGTCTGCGCTAAAATCGGCTACCGGCGGAATTGGAGTATCTTCTGATACCACTGTCCAGTTATATCCGGTTGGTGTGTTAGGTGTCGTATTTCTGATTAGTATCCAATCGGCATATACTTGGCTTCCCTCCGTGGTCGATATCCAATATCGTACTAAAAAAGTGTCATTAGTAGGAATATTAGTGCTTGATGTCACCATGTTTGTATCGTTGAGTGTGTAAACAATGCTACTAGGATTACGCTGAATATCAAGCGTTCGCCATGTATTCTCAGTGTATCCGGCTATACTCGGACTTGTAATCGTTCCTCCAGCCCGGTTATTATAATTTCCTGCCAGTGAACTGGTGCCAGATGAAAAATCAGCATATATATAATAAGTGGTGGTTGCATACATTCCAAAACGTTCTGTGTAGCTGGTAGAATCGTAGTGTGTAGCTTTGATTGATGTCCTTACAGAGATGTTCAGGCCAAATGCGTTTTTTGAACGCAGGTCTGGATCGCTGGCAATCCTTGTACAGTTTAGCAAACCATCGGCAACAGACGCATAGTTGCCAAAGTTGGTCCATTTATTAGTTGTGTCTAGGGTCGTAAAATCATCATATAATAATGGAAATGTGGTCGTACCATTACTATACGATTGGCCGTCAGCATCGCCAATATATAAGTTGATGTAGTCCTGTGTTGTGGCATTGGCTGGAGTGTTGGCCTTATACCAAAAGTCGATACAAGAACTGTTTTGAGACTCTACCCAGTAACTAACATTTGTTCCGCCGCTGCTGGTAATAAAAATATTGTCCAGCGTAGCGCCTTCAATAAACAACGTATCAGTGGTGTTAGTGCCCGATGTGTTAAAAATCTTGACATGGTACTGGTATCCTGTTATTGCGCCGTCATCAGTGCCGTTGTACCAGTGGATAAAGTGCATACTATAATTATCAGTAATTGCCGCACCTGCTATTTGCGATATGCAGACCAGGATCAATAAAGACAATATGGCGAGCAGCGGGTATTTTATTTTCATACCGTGTCCTCCTGGTGATTGTGGTTTACCCCATAATCGACGTTCTCATGGAAAGGCGGGCCGTATTCTACAATGGTTTGTCCGTCATATGTTATCGATATTTTTTTTACGGTTGATAACTGAACATTAGAAAGATAGTCCCCGTTCGTGTCTGGTAATGCTATCATAGTCTTCCCATCATTGAAAGTAATAATGGCTTTATAGTGGCTATCAGGAGTGTTATTGTAAAGCATGGTGCCCGTTATATTGGCGGTATCAACATGACTCGATAAAAGCACATACGCTGCGCATAGTCCTAGAATCACAACGAAGAGTGCTACCGCTAGAATATTTATAGTTTTAAATCGAGACACTAATACTGCCCCCTTTGCCCGCAAGGTATTTGGTGGTAAAAGACTGGGGGCGACTGGTACTCGCCCCGAGTCCACTTAGCCGATATAAGATCATAAATATAATCAAATAATAGTAAGCGCTTAGAATATAAAACTTTATCCTTTAACATATAAATAAATGTTGAATACATACCATAAATTAACAATATATGTACCATAACGTAAAAAGACCAATCAATCCAACAGAAATAAACAAAATAGCCAAAACAAAAATGACATCATTATAATTTTGTTTAACAGTTTTCACGATTATCACGCCAATATTATTCGATTACTACGATAACACTATATCCACGAATTGCAACCGTCGCATTTTTTGTTATTAACTTCCTTTATTGTCAAATGCCTGTGGCAACAACCGCAAAATAGAGTGCTCATATCTGTTTTTCTTGCTTTTATTTCTATTCCTTGAACGATGTCGTTTCCTTTTTCGTCTTTCGTTATTTTAAATCCTTTAACCGTCAATAATTCTTTAAATTCGTCTTCCGTTAATGGTCTAATCATATTATCACCTTTAAAACCTCGGCTTATAATCAGGACAATGACCCGCACATTTAAACGTGCCAAGTCGCTGTAATGCTTCGGTCATACACTTATGATACTTTACACAGTGAGGCCGCGTAACGACCTCGTAGATTTGGATTCCGTTCATAGATTGCATAATGATACCTCGATGATTGTTAAGGGTCGTTGCGGGTAACAACGACCCAAAGCGAAAATTTTTGCGGTAGGTATTTTGTGTTATTTGAGTAGTCTTGTCACTAATATTTTAATATCTTAGTGTCCGTGGTTCTCACGGATAAATGCGTTTCTGTACCAGAGCTAACCGTTTTTGTTTTTATGATATTGAATTTTTTAGCAGAGATATATCCCAATATGAATATGCTGATTGTATTCCAGATTATTAGTGGTAAGTCGGATATCATAATGCCGTAGATAAGCCAGACGATTGTTCCGGCCATAAGTATTAGTATCCATAGGCGTGAAAGGTCGCCGGTTGACCCTGAACGATGTATTTTGTAGGCTTGTGGTATTTGTGAGCCTGTCGTTAACATCCCCGCTATTAAGCCTATAATTTGAATTTCTATCATAGTATCTCTATACTAGTAAGTGTATTTGCCTGGCCGACAGCTTTTACTAAGATGTCAAAGGCTTCACGATCATTTTCTACCAGTCCATCTATTTCTAATATTTTGATGCCAGAATGAAATAGTATTGCAAGATCCATTATCTTAGCAAGACGCCTATCTTGAATTCCATTAAGCATTAGCCGGGCATTTTTTTCTTCGTCATGAAGCTGATCTTGTTCCCGGTGATTGCTGGCATTATTCATATCGATATTTAATTTACGGAAATATGCGCTCGCATCTTCTTTGAAGCTTGATGGTAATGGCGCAAGCTTTTTATTATCGCGCTCATTTTGCAAGAGTTGTGATAGAGATTCAAGGCTTATCATGCCGATGCCTCTGTTTTACATCCAATTATAATTGTTCTAACTGTGGTTTGATTTCTACCGATTTCCTTTGCGATTTGGCCAATGAATGCGTCTTCTTTCCAGCGACGTTTAATGTAGGTCTTCTCTTCGGCAGTTAATGGTATACCTTTACCTTTATTACCATATTTTGAAGGACACTGAGACATATTGTTAATTCACCTTCATGCTATCCAGGTATTTTCGCAATTAAGACAAAAATAAATGTTCGCGTCTTGATCAATATCATAAAGTTTTTCAATTGGTTCGTTGCTATGGCAATTAGGACATGTTGGCATATATTTCACTCTCTTCGTCTTTTATGATTTTTGAACGGTCATTTTCTATTTGCTCGATTCTTTTTGCGTTAAAATATTGTTCTGGCGTCAATTTAGCCATACGAGCCTGATATACGAGTTCTTTATATGCTTGATATTCTTCTGTCTCTATGTATGTTTTAAAGATATTATTGGCCATTTGTTGACACGAATAAACTGTTAATCCGCTTTCGGGAGCTACATAAAATCGTATATGACTATTTAAGATCTTGAATAGCTTTTTTTGTGTCAGTCTTCCTCTCTGAAAATCTTCGGTGAAGATGTGTTTGCGTATGAATTTGCCTATCATTATTCTGGCTTTTGTTTCTCCGCTTATCTGTACTTGTTCCATATTATACGCCTTCGATTTTGTTTATTGCCGATTCGATTTTTATTAGTCTTATATTACCTGGATTATCTGGAAATTGGGTGAGAGCAGATTCTTTAAAAAGCTCCATTACATCTCTTAAAAGTAGATTGTTTTTATTTGCGATTGATGAAGCATATTCGATTATGTTGTCGCTCATGCGGTGGCGATCTATTCTTAGTACATACTGATCGATCTCTTTCTTAATCGAGTCTGTAATCTTTTCTTTTACTGATTCTGGCTGTATTAATTGTTCTTCTTTGATTTTAAGTAGGTATTGTTCTAGAACATCTATATTTTTTCTTTTTAATTCTACCTCTATTAATGCTGAATCGATGGCTTTTGAATACAGCCACATTTTCATAGCGTCTACATGAGCATCGTTTATTGTCATATGAAGTTTTTTTGCCAGCTCGTTAAATTTGTTATCAAGTATTGGGTCACATCTAAATCCTACCCGTATTCGTTGATGGTCTGCTTCATCAATCATATTATTACCCCCATTTCATATGGAACTTTTTGTTTTGGGGATTTCATTATAAGATTATTCTTTATGGTGCTAGCACCATATGTGCTAGCACTATATACTGCGTCTAGTCTCTCTCTCTCACTAGAAAAAAAATAAGAGTTTATTCTATTATTTTCTATCCTACTTGTGTTAATATATATTAAATTTTGACACATTATAGATAATAAGTGATAAATTATAATAAGTGTTTGAAAGAAAATAAATAGTTTATTTGCTAGCACATGTGCTAGCACTTGTGCTATATTATAGCACGGTTTTATTATATTTTTGGCGATCATACCTTTAACAACTCCTGTGTAAAAACCGGACGTGTTGGAGAAACCAATTTTGCACAATCAGGATGATAATGACCGCTTGCTCCTGTAAACGAATCCTTAATGGTTACGACACGACCTTTACTAATAAACCGTCCACAACCGTCACAATGATATCTTATAACAACAGACATTATATCACCTCGATAGGGAGGAGGAGGCAGCCGGGAGGTAAGGCGGCTGCCTCTTCGTTTTTACACATGGTGCTGTTTGTTTCGTTTTTAGTGGAGGTGTTTCGTATGGAGGTACTGTCTGGAACGGATGTCACAGCGTTTTTATAATCGGTAGATTCTAGTTTGTCAGCGAGTCCGTTAAAGCCGTTTGCTCTTAGGTCTTTTATGAATTTATTATGATGTTCTCTGCAACTTCCTGTCATAGTTATACCTCTAACGCATGGTTTATGCAGAAAGCAAGAGAAAGTTATTTATGCCAAAAACGTCTAAAATTAATTGGGTAATTAGTTTAGGCGTAATTGGCAGAGTAATCTTTCTCTGCTGATTAATCTGCTACTGCAATGCCCGGATTTGAGAGTTCCGGGCATTTGCAATTGTATTCTATCTTTTTTAATATTCTTCGCATAGTATCGGTTTTTGTTTCTCCAGGTAGCTTGTGTTTATAGAATTCTTTAGCTACAGTTTCTTCTACTTCTATGTCTTCATATTTCGTTTTTCGATTTTTGTTTGATACCATGCTTTTACCTCATTTTATCGTTTTTTATTTTATAGTTTGAGACTTTTTCGTTTAATACCCATATGTACGGACACCTATTTATAGTTTTTTGTGAACATTTTAAAAACCTTAAAAAACTTTTAAAACATATTTTTAGCCGGATGTAAAATATGAGGGAATGTGTGGGTAATTAGTTGGTAATTTATAACACCCGGCTAAGATATGTTATACCCCACTTGGCACCGCATATCAAACGCTTATATAGTTTTATAACTTAATAAAGTTTTTTATAGCTTTTAAAAATATCGAATAAAATAATAATTACAAATACAAAAAAGTTTATAACATTATCAATAATTTAAGAATCTTTTAAATCAGGGTATTTTTCTTTTAAAGCCGTAACAATATACGTAGCCGCATGAGTTCTAACAGGGATCTCCTTTTCTTTAGCTTCCTCTTCAAGTTTAACAATATACTTATGTTCCAAATTAATACTAAACTGTTCTTTTTTCATATCTCCTTTCCTAGGTCGTCCCCGTTTTCCATCAACCTTAACGTTTTTGTTATCGCTTACAACTTTAAAAACCTTATCACCATTATCAGCCGAATATAAAGTCTTTTTAACGTTTTTAATATCTTTTTTATACTTATAATACGTGTCTTTACTTATATCATAATCTTCGCAAGCTTGTTCAATACTAACATAACCTTTAGAAACTTTTAAATTATCCACTATCTCAATAATATTACGTTTTTCATCATCTGTTTTTGCTATAGCCTTGGTCATGTTAATCACATTTATGAATACCGATTAAACCTTTTAAAACGTTATTCTAAATTACGTAATATAAACTATATAAAATAGATGCCCTACCTGTTCATACAAAACTATTCGCAATCAAGATACATAACCAACAATTCGCACACGAAGCACACGATAAGTATATAACCGTCTTGTTATAATAATAATTATTATGGTAGATAAGCGACGTTTAAAACAATACGACGATTGGCTATCTAAAAAGAGCAAAGAAGTTACCAAGTCGCCAGTATTTTTAAACGTCAACGGCCATTTTAAAGACAAGACGGAAGCAGCTCGATTAACAAAATTTAGCCGACCGACAGAATACGAGATCCAATTTAAAGAATCTTATTATCAGCGGAACCAAAATGATCCTCGTAAAATAAAATCCGTTATGTCTCACGAACTGGCTCATGTCCACCATCCTAACAACCACGGACCGGCGTTCCAGAAAGAAGCCCGGAGTCTTGGGGCCGGTCGTTATAGTGTGGCCAGGGGAAAGGCGAAGCGTTAACCATCGGTTAAGATAAATCAAGAAGAGATAGATCCGGCATAACGTTATACCTCTTACTTTCTTCAATCGCAGTCATACATTTATCATATAGCATATCAAATTCGTCCATAGGACTTTTAAAATCTGTTACCTGAACAAAACTATCCCAAATAGAAATAGCGTACATTTCGCTTAAAATTTGATAGTCTCGATATAAACCTCTCCAAAACATATCCATAACATTATTAACAGTCATTTGAATTACTGATTTTGTAAAAGGCGATAGTTCTATCATTCTGTTCATCTCACGATATTAATCTTTTAAGAGTCTCGCCAGCTTTCATACATTTGTTGGTATTTAGCTGCTGCCATACCGTATCCAAATAACACTCCAAATATGAGTGCTCCTAATGCAATCCAAGGCCATGCGATTATCATATTTTATCCCTTGTATCTTATGATATTCATTCGTTAAACCTATTTACCATGAAGATTACATCTCCAAGTTCTTTTCCAGTTATATAATTACGTTTGCCACCATGTTCAAATTTGAATAACTGTAGATCTTTGATCATTTGTTCCAGGTTAAACGTTTCATTATCATAGCAGCCGAAGCCACCCAATTTCGGGCGAATTGGAAATTCCATATCTATTCCTCGTTTATCTTATCAGATTAGTTAACGATACCAATAACCATCCATAAACGATTTGCGCTTTTGCGATTCTGGTCTTTTTAGTATTTTACGTTTATTTTTTTTTAAATGGATGTCCATAATCGGGTTTTGGTATTTGGTCCATAATATCACTATCTTCACAGATTATTAACCAAAGTACATTTTCAGACCAAGACAAATTATAAATAATCCAAATAAAACCGCGAAGATGATTTTAACTTTTTTATCTGTTTCTTCCATAGCTTGTGCTTGTGCTCTTAATAATCTTGTTTTTCTATCTGGATCATCCCAAAAATCTTTCATATACTTTTCTAATTCCGGGTCGTTGTTGTCCATATATATCACGTCTATCTTTGCAGAATATTTAAAAAACACCTATCACAGGTAAGCGCCTTCTAGCCCATCTTCGGTATAAATAAGCGAACACAAGAAGCCCCATTCCGACAATTAGGCCAATAGTGGATAATTGTACCAATACGACATTTGATATTCCGGTGCCAATCATGCCAGCCATAAAACCTATGCTCGCTAATAAGCCGCCAAGTATTATAGAGCCAAAATATATTATGCCAGTAATTCTTGAGCAGCTATTTATTTTTCCATTCATGTCTATCAAGTCCATCTTTGTATATTCTTAATTTTGTTATGTATCTGTTAAGATTTGTCGCTTAACCACCATTTTACGATCTTATTTAGCGTTTATTAAACAAACAAGCCCTATTATTATAGACCATATATCATTACTAATTAATCCAAATATAACTAAAATGATACCAATTATACCAGAACCTAATTTTATAATTGGTAACCAATCTTCTAAAGTCATTTGTTCACCCGTCGTAATTCTGTCATTTTACGATCTCTTCTCTTTCTGAATAGCCATCACAGAAAGACATGGAGGTTTTTAACGATACAGGAAATGCATCGGTAAATTCCTCATCTAATCCCTGTATTTCGTCCTCGTTGAGAAACAGACAATTCGTCTGACTCGTTTTAGAGAAATTCGAGCAATTGCCGCAAACGATTATTTTTATTGGCGTAAAGCCCTCACAATAACACGTTTCCTCTGCGCCCGTTTTATCGCCGTCGATTTTACAGCCGTCGATATATCCCGGCTTTTGATTCTGACAATTATCACATAATGCCATGATTTATTTCTCCTGTCGCAAAATCCCTATTTTCCGATATAAGTAAAAGCTAATCTACAAAATGCTGTTGCATCCATATGTTTTAGTTTCTTATATCCAAGAGTGCCTTTCGGACAAAGATTATTTTTGGTATAGCCTATATTAGGATCATATATTGTCGGTGGGTTTTTGCATTCATTAATACATACATAACATTGATCAAATATTTGTCTCATTCCGTCACCATCGTTCAATATTCACTTTTTAATCACTCTATCTAAATGTTCTATTAAGCTTGAAAGGGTTGTAAATCTGTGGGGAGTCCCCATATCATCAATCCACAAATCGAGCATTTCGCCTGACATCTCGTCAAAAAATACTCTGATGTCTACTCCTTTATAATTTATTAAATGATCGCAACTCATTCTTTAACCTCGATTACCTTAACCTTCTTGCCAGCCCATTCTTTAGGCATATTTATTTGGGCCTTGTTGCCTGACCATTTAACTTCACGTTCAATACTGTTTATCGGCTCTTGTTTGTCATCTTGCTTATCGATAAGCCGGTCCATATGCTTTACCGCGTCACTCGGGAATACTCTAAGATACCCTACGGTGGTCTCTGCGATCTGGTCCTGGTATTTTTTTATGATAGCAAGCGCCTCTGGATCGAGGCGCACGGGAGGAAGTTGTTTTACTGCCATGATAATCACTTAAAAATTATTCAATTCCGGTCCACATGATGGGGACCATAGTTACGCTGTGCCGTCCATCCGCTAAAATTTGTACATCAAATACCGAAAATCTTATCCCACGGTGAATATCATCAAAGACGATATCGCCAACTTCTAAATTTTCTAAATCGCTTCTTGATTTCATAATTGTACCTCTGATAAGTTACTATGTAACTAATGGTATATATAGTTACCGTGTAACATAGTAACTATAATAGAAAAAGAGCTAAGGTTAGAATCGTTCAGAATGCTTTAGCAAACACATTCACGGTCCTGTTCACCATTCACTAATACATGATGGTCAACCCAACTGTACTGAGATTTTAAATCTGTACACTTACCCCATTTTCTAAACTCTTCGTGCTGTACAAAATGAATACATTTATTGCATTTATCGCTCATACATTCACCATTTGTCAGGATACTTTAGGTACCATATGCTATTAATTTATAGAAACAGGCTATACAAACAGGGTCGCCAGTCTCATACGGATCTCCATCAGCCGAGCCGCCACAATTAAAACATTTAGGCTTATTTTTTTCTTTGTACTTTTTTGAATACGAACCAGAGGTTATCTTCATATCGTCACCATTTGTCTATATTAATCGAGTTCTTCGGCAACCTGGTTAAGCCAGATACCGCAAATATCTAAAGGTATATCTTTGCTCTTAGATCCACCAGCTATCCGGCAAAGCTTTTCTATGTTCCTTTCGAGCTTCGGCAGATACTTGTAATGGTCCACGGGGATGCCGTTAGGATATAGGATTTTAAGAATCGCCTCTATCTTTGGGTATCCGTCGCCATACTCTTGATTTTTTTGTATGACTAAATCCCTTATGCGTTCGCTGGCATCTACGATCTTGTTTTCTTGCATATTCCACCTATCGTAAACGATGAATAGATTAGATCAGGTCCATCATACATTCGTGAACTTCTTCGGGCAGATGAACCGCCAAAGCCCAGGATAGTGCGTCAATTTTGCCTTTGATATTATAGAGTTCTACCCTGTCGGTAGGATCTGCTTTATATTTCTCAACAAACTCTTTGCAAAGTTCATTCAGTCTGTTCTTAATGTTCTCTTCTTTTACCATTACCATGTTCATCGCATCCTATTACTTGATTAGCGCATTAATGAATCTGCGCCAATCTATTGTTCTCCATTGCTCCCAACAAAGCATACCAGCAACGAACCATAAAACCCCGTATGCCAACATTCCAACATCTTGCCATATGTCCATAATTCATCCGTCCCTATTATTCAAACAACATATTCAACATTCTTTAGTCCAATAAAATAAATTGCGCCAAAGCACATAGCTATTGTAAATGCAAATAGTGAAGCTACTCCCAATATTGATGAATTATCAATACCGCTTGAATTAAACAAATAATATTCTATTAATAATAAAAAACTAATAATTGAAAAAATCAATCCAGCAAATGCTAATATGCAAAATCCAGCAGCTACTTCGCCAATATCAATATTATTATTAGTTAAAGTTTTTTTAATGAATGATTTCATATCGTTCGCATCCTTCCATATTATTTGATTAATTCCCATTCATTAAATTTGTAGATATTGCCGAATAATTCATAGAACCATTCGGGTAATATACTGGCCACATTGTTGGATATGTATTGAGGGTATTACCCCACGCTGAACCATTATCGAAAAGAATATACTCAACATAAAACCGACCGCTATTATCTGTCGTATCTTCCCGATTTATAATTATATTGACATGGGTACCGTCGATATATCCGCTTGCTTGCATAACTCCCTTGTCTACTGCAAAGATTTTCGTAATATTATAACTATGATTTAAGCCTATACTTGCATTTACGGCAGTAGGAATATCGCTATAGGTGTCAATACAACCAAATGTAAAAAACACTATTAAAACAATTCCTATTAAGATAATATTCTTCATCATCATTCATCCTTCAATATTATTCGTTTGCAGCTTTAGTGATAAATAACACATCGCTACCAAGAAACTCTCTTTCCTCTAAGTAGCCTACAGCTTTTAACCGGTCAATCGCGTTACGCAGATCATAAGGCAATAATCCAGCTTTTTCATAGAGTCTTGATATGGCCAAAAACTTCTCTTTCCTCATGATAGAAATAACTGCCCTATCGTGAGGATTTTTAAGATTCGGATTTAACATATCACTTACGTATTTCACTTATTCACCTTCTTAACTTGACAGTATCCTTTGTTCGTTTTTCGCGTGTCGCGCTTTACCTTTGCCTGGTACTTTTTAAGCTTCTGCCAGTGCTGCGCCGCGTCCATGATCTCGTCTGGTATTGGCACGGACGCGCCGCAGTCGGGACAGGCGGTATGATTTTCCAATTTACCCACCTATATACATAATCTCTGTACTGTCTGGTAATTTAACGTATACTGGAAACGGGAATTGTGAACGTTTAAAAGAAATCCTTGGTGAAGTATCGCCATGCCATACAGCTTCGTCAGAGAATAATGGAATGCCAATTAATGTAGCTTCGATGACTTTAGCGCCTTTTGTTCGCTCTATATACCTTGCGTGAGTGATTAAGTCGTCGATATATGGATCATCGTCATGGTCAACGATAAATCGACCGTCTTCTAATTTATACATCTGTTTTGCACCCTTATGACATGGACAATTTGAGCTTCCGCCATTATTATCACAGTCTACCCGCCAGAACTTAAATATACTATCATTCTTAGGGTTGGGGTATAGTTTTCCCAGGTTACATAAACTACATAACATTATTTTACCTCAATAACTAATAGGTTACTAACCTATATATAACTTGTGGTTACTAACCTAAAGATTAAAACTAAATAGAAAAAGTTATTAGCGGCGTATCCTTACCTATTATTCAAGCACCCACATTAACAATGTTATTTTGTCGTGGATTATGTGTATTGACGCCAGCTCATTATTATTATAAGCTTCTAATTTCTTATTGCTTAATTCGTCGATCTTCTCTCTGATTTCTTTCTCACTCTTCATAGCGCATCCCGACCTATTCTTTGATTGTATTCTTATGGTAATTGACTCCTAACCAGAAAGCGACAACTAACGTCATCCAGCCGATGCCGATACCGAAACCTACTACATGCCAATCTGTTCCTGCAAAATCGAGCATCTTATATCCAGGTATCGTTACAACTGATAAGCCAGCAACAAATAGGCCAGCTCCAAATATCATTAACGAATAACTAAAATTTTTTGTATTATAAAATATCTTGTTTATCATATGCATCCCGTTCTATTCTAACTGTTGATCAATTTCATGGCCATATCTTCAAGTACGGTGCATTTGCCATCTTCTTTAGCCCATAACCCTTTATGGGTAGGCTTCTGTCGGCAATAGGTGACTAATGGGAATCTACCAGGCATATAGCCAGTGCAATCGTCTATCTTAATATCATAATCATATTCAGCGCCCCATGAAAAGGGGCAATCGATACATCTCATCGCTTTTCATCCCTCTCTATTCTAGTCGTTCATCTCTCTGTACGAAGCAGCAAGCGCATAAAGTACCTGGCTGTGTTTGTAACCACAGCTTGCGATATAGTCAGTAAGTTCTCGAAGGCTACATTTACCGACTTCTTTATGATCAATTGCTTCGATTGTTTTTGCCGTGATTTCTCGCTTCATCGTGTGTATCTCCGTCTATTACTTGTTTAATACGTCTCTAATTCTCCATAGGCCGATAGATATTGCTGCTAATTCTATTACAATTGCAACTCCCATTAGATCGCTCATAATTTATCCCCATCTATTCGCGTGTTAAACGTTTAGTTTTTAATGCTTCAACAACCTGCTCATAACTTATTATGCCGAAATAGATTAAAGTTCCACTTACCCCTAAACCTATTCCTAAAAATATTCCTAATAGGAATATGCCCATTTCAATTAATGCTCGTTCCATAGTTCATCCCATCAGATACTTTACGTAAACACAATATGCGCGAATACATTAACCACAAATCCGCCGGTCATCATTAAGAAACTTATAATATATCCGATTAGACCAAAGTTCATGTAAATGGTAAGCAGAAATAATAAGCCACCAAAAAACATAGCTCCAAATGATGCAGCCTTTATTGCATCTAGTACTTTACTCGGTACAAAGTTCATTTCTATCCCTCAAATCGTATCATATTCTTTACATAGTGTCTTTTAGTAGTTCATCCATTTTACAGGATACATAGCCTTCTGTGAACGATTTAAAATCAAAATCCATATACTTAATGAAAGCTTTACGCCACTTATCGGCAATGGACTGTCGAGTTTTATCAATGGCATAAGACAAATTAACTTTAACAATCCGTTCAGGAACATAGCCGTCGCCTTTATTATACTTAGCTTTATAAAGGGTACAATAACGTATGTACTCCCCATAGAACTGAATCATTTCAAGGTCCAATAGATTGCAATCAAATGCGTTCCATACGAAAGAATATTTAGAATTTCGCCAGCTCATCTTTTCGAGAATCCCGCCGACTTGCTTTATAATTTCTTCATCGTCTTTTACCATTTCCATTCCTCGTTTATCGTAAACGATGAATAGATTAAATGATCACCGGCTCTATGTGAATATATCCAAGTAGGTACAATACAACGATAACAACGATAGCAAGCGCCATAAGTACAGTTGTTATTATTAAAAATATTTTTCTTTCCATTTCAAATGTTGAACAGAAATTAGGATCTTCCATGATTCATCGCATCCTATTCTTCGCGTAATGGTATAAACGGGATTACAATTAGCTGATATGGCAATAAGCCAGCTCCTAATTGTGCAATCATTGTTGTAACACCGTCCTTATTTTTTTTATTAAACTTAACGGTGTAACCTGCCGTTTCAAACGACAACTTTAATTGTGATTTAGTTGTCATTAATTCCTGGTCTTTCTCTTTCTTCATTGTTTATCCGTCCCTATTACTTGATTATACGTTTTAATTGTCTGACGTTCCCATAATCACATATATTTATAACATCTTCTTTAAGCAAGTTTTTGATACTTTTGATTTTCATTGGGAAGCGATCGTTACACTTTTCACAGTCCCAATAAAAATTACCATTATCAGGATTTAGCGAGTCGAGAACAAAAGTATCTCTAATTGGGCCACCGCATCTTGGACAATTAGCATATATCAATACAGTGTCAAATTTAATATCTTTTACTTCTATGCCATCATTATGATGTCCGGTGCAATACCGTTCCATATTGCGGTCCTGGTAACATTTAGTCCATTCGCAAAGTATAGATTCGCGAGTTACATAAACCGCATTATCGCAATCAAAGCACTTAACATACTTTTGTTCGCTCATAATTTATCCTTCCATATTCACGCCATTATTCAAACGAGCATAATATGCTACTATCTCGGTTATCCATAAAGTAACGGCAAGCCGGACAATCTAATACATTGGTCATCTTATTTGAATACGGGCACTCTATTAATAATTCAATGTAGATTTCCTTCATGGTTCATCCTTCAATATTATTTAATTAGTTTATTATACCATTTAGGGTATCCATAACATAACACATAGGTTACAAATAATAAATATATTATAAAAACGCTTATCATTGTTAAAGATATAACCCAAAGCACATCCATTTAAATCACCAATATTTATTTTGATTACTTTTTTGTCTTTTTAACTTGACAGTATCCTTTGTTCGTTTTTCGCGTGTCGCGCTTTACTTTTGCCTGGTACTTCTTAAGCTTCTGCCAGTGCTGCGCCGCGTCCATGATCTCATCAGGTATTGGCACGGACGAGCCGCAGTCGGGACAGGAGGTATGGGAGTCTATAATAATCACCTAAATTAAAGGTTGATAATGAGTGCATCCGCGCTCGATGTTTGCCTTCATTGATTTAATTCGTTTGCCGGAGTTATGATAAGCCGATTTTACTACATGATACTTACAGGTTCCATCAATAATAGTGATCGATCCGATGTATTTGTAAGGCTTAAAATTTGCACAGTTTATACACATTACCACGATTTTACCTCAAATAACTATAGGTTACTAACCTATATATAATTTGTGGTTACTAACCTAAAATTTAAAACTAAATAGAAAAAGTTCTTAGCGGTGCTTCCTTACCAATTATTAAGTCAACTTATTTGAATCTAAATTTTGAAACATCTTAGCTCCACATTTAGCGCAACGTGCAATATACCTGATTCCGATTCGTTTTTTTGTAGTTTTACTATATGCAAGTTCCATATAGACATAAAATATTGATGAATGGCAACCTTCGGTTCTACAAGATACATGGTTTTCCATTTTACTCATCCCGTTCTATTCTAACTGTTGATCAATTTCATGGCCATATCTTCAAGTACGGTGCATTTGCCATCTTCTTTAGCCCATAACCCTTTATGGGTAGGCTTCTGTCGGCAATAGGTGACTAATGGGAATCTACCAGGCATATAGCCAGTGCAATCGTCTATCTTAATATCATAATCATATTCAGCGCCCCATGAAAAGGGGCAATCGATACATCTCATCGCTTTTCATCCCTCTCTATT